TAGTTCTTCGACCCTCTACGCTCATGATTTCGTAAAGGAATATCCTGCTCCTCTTTCGCCTCTGACTCTGGGCGTTGGCAGGTTCATCCTCTTATGGGAGCTAGTCAGACTCGCCAAGAGAAGTGTTGGCGTTCCGTTATACATAACCAATGTCTCCATTGGAAACTTTCCAGAACTGCAACCTTTCGGTCAACCTTCTCCGATATCGAAGAACTATACGCTTTGTATACTATCTGATTTTATTGTCAATAATAAAAGAGCCGGATGTCGGATTTGAACCGACGACCTGCGGTTTACAAAACCGCTGCAACTACCGCTGTGCTAATCCGGCATTGGGCAGAAGTGGATTCGAACCACTGAAGGCGTGAGCCAGGAGATTTACAGTCTCCCCCGTTTGTCCACTTCGGTATCTGCCCATGATTATTATATATTCTATTTTTTTAAAAATAAATGATTGTGGGCAAAGAGGGATTCGAACCCCCAACCAAGGCATTATGAGTGCCCTGCTCTAACCGTTGAGCTATTTGCCCAAATACCTCCGATTGGATTCGAACCAATATTGCGCCCTCATCTAGGGCTTCACGAGTATAAGTCGTGGGTCTTAACCAGTTAGACGACGGAGGCAAAGCTCTACGCCGTCTTTTCTATTCGAGTCTGGTGTTTGAATGGGGGCTTCCATACATAACTGCCCCACATCTTCATCTTTAATTGTTGTTTGGCTTGCTTGAATGCTTTGGGCTTCATCTTCTTTGATCGCATTCGGGCTTCTTCAATCACACATTCTTCCTGCACTTTACCACTAAACTTTTTAAGACAACGAGCAAACGAATCGTTGCTTTGTCTTTCCCTTTCACTTACCTTCATGTTTACTCGGTCTACCATATTCTTAACCTTATATACCTTTCTGGGTTGATTGTCAATTAGTTTTTAAAATCAAACTCATATTGTTCAGCCATGTATCTGCCCCGCATCTTTTCATTCAACAATGCTTGTTCGGCTTCCAACATATTTACCATCAGTTTTTCTTGCCACAGATCATCGTTACCATGCATGACCAGTTCTTGATAGTCTTTTAGTATTTGTTCCAATACTTCAGTTGCTCTTTTCATGCAATCTCCTTTTCTGTTGTATAGCTATCCTCATAATCGAATGCTTCATTTGCATCTTGAGGATGATTTCGCAAATAGTCAATCCTTTTCTGTGCCATGTTTAGCAGTTCGTCTACCGGTATATTATCAAAAGTTCCGATAGGTGTCTCCATTTCAAACCGCATTCTTGCAACATAATTAACCACCATCATTTGGTTTCCCTTTTATATTTTGTTATGAAGTCATGGGCAGTCATCATGCTTTCATCAAAGTGTCGGGTGCGATATTCATGTGGAGTATCCTCGTCAGCTTGGCTCATCAGTTCCGCAAGTATATCCACACTCTCGTTTAATAACTTTTTATATTTTATATCTTCTTTCATTTGTCCTCCTATATGGAAGGTGGGGGATTAAACCCCACCCTCCATTTGAGCACCACCTGCTTCACCAACATCATCTCCACCTTCCTCACCCTCACCCGCACCTTCCTCGTTGGCTTGGGCGAGACTAGCTTTGCCAGCATCGGTAAGTTTGTAGACTGCTTCCTCTCCTCGACCTTCCTTCATCACCTTGCCCTCCCGAATGAGTTGTCGGATGATGAGATAACCCCGCTGAACATTTCCATCTACAGCGTTGGTTACATCGGTTTGGGTCAATGGCTCGGCAAGCGAGAGAACCTTTTTCAAATCCTCTTGCCAACGCACTTTGCGAGGGTCAATTTGGGCAGGGGCAGTTCCATCATTCACCCGAATTGCATTATCCAAATCGAATCCGTTGTGTCCTAGACGAAGCTCAACATTATAGAGTCTGCCATAGCGATTCTTTGTGCTGTAAATCACACGCACATCTTCATCGGTCACGCTGGAACGCATCATAAAGTTTGCGTCCACGGCGTGAGGAATGAGAGTCGAACCCCGATAGTTGTTGCTCTTTGTGACGTGAAGAATCAATCCAAGAACACACTCTGTCTTTTTGCTGGACTTAATCATTTCATGGAGACAATAGCTTTCCTTCTCCCTAGCATTCATCTTCTTTGCCGTGGTGAGACATTGAAAGCTATCCACTACCATCACATCCACTTGGCTCATCATTTCAATTACCTTGTCTACATCAGTTTGAATTGCGATGTTCACATCCTTCAAACCGAGACGACGACAAGTATATGCCAACATCTCACGGCTTTCTTCGCCAGAGATATAAGCAGTTTTGATTCCTACCTTGGTCATGCAATTAAGCATTTGAAGCAGGAAGGTTGTCTTACCAAGACCAGCACCAGCCGCGAGTGTAAAAACTGTAGATGGTAACAAACCTTCGCCCCCGAAGATTTTATCCAACATCTCATTTCCAGTTTTCAAACGGCGGTTGAAAAGATCGGGGATAACGATCTCGCTAACCTTCGTAAGATTGGTTTCGTTGTGGGAGAGGTTCATCACCGCTCCGCTGTTAGGTGTAGTTGCTGTTGTGTTGCTCATAGGTTGGAGAGTGACAGATTTTGAAAATAATACAAGAAAATAATCTTATATTTTATGGGGGTGGGTGAGTTATTAAAACGGCTAATAACCAAGATTAGCTCACCTTATGCATGAAGATGGGCGTGTAATCACCCACATATGCACCTTCGGTGTTGTAGCTGAAAAATTCTTCAGCGTCATCGGGACTCATATCCTTCTCCAAAATCTTGATGCATTTGGCTCGGTCATATATCGCCACATTCTTTCCACCAAATGCACTTCCAATTCCAATGAATGCACCATCAAAATTATCTGCCAACAATATCTTGTTCGCTTCATCGGGATAATACTCCTCGATGAATTCGCTGATCATTTTACGATTAGGGTTTTTATTCTTTATTCTTTTCATTGTGCTTTCTCCTTTTTGCCAGTTATCAAGTATTGTTTGATATATTGGCCGTTTAGATTTTCTATATTCACTTCACTATACTTCCTGCGATATATGGTATCTGCAAGAAGAAGAGGATCTTTACAATAATAAGCATCCCCATTTCTGTTGAACACACGCCAAAGACCTTGGCCAATATTGACCAGATTCTTCAGCTTGCTTCTCAGCTTGTTTGTCATTCTCACTTGGTTACCCTCCTTTGTTTTAGGGTCATCAGAGGTAACCATATTCTTTTCTTTCTTGCAAGTCTTTTTTTGCAAAATCTTCTTCTTCATTACTTGATGTATTTATTTCAAAATAACAAAAAAGATTTTATATATTTTAAAAAAGAGATGTTGCCGGGGGATGGCAAGCTCCCGGAGAAGCTCCCGGCACCACCCTGATCCGGTGGTGTTCAGTCGAGACCAGCTCTTCAGAAAAATTTCGAGGGAACAATAACACTGCAGTTGGTTGGAAAAAAACGGGACTGTAAGACTCTTACAGTTCTGCTGCCGCTGCAGCGGCCCTGATCACGCGTGAATGTCAACCAGGCGGCGGCATTTGGTCTTCAGGGCCGCGATGAAATCGTCACCCAGGTCATACTCCAGATGCAGCTCTTCCAGGAGCTCAGTGTTCTGCAGTGCAACCAATGCTGCATGCGCCAATACCAATGTTTCACTATCGTCGAAATGCATTTTATATTATTTTATTTTTGTTGATGTTTCTTCCACGAAATGAATCGCTTCTTTTCTCACGTACCATGGCCAGGGCCAACTGCAGTCAATCAACACGGTGTAATGCTCAGTGTTGCTGACACCGCTTATCTTGCCATATAAACGGTCCCCGTCATCGGTTTGAAATGTGACGCTGCGGCCCACATTCTTTTCCATTAGCTCCAGCTGCAGCTCTTCGTCTGTTATCATGGTATTTTCCTTTGACATGCTTTTTGGATCAACGTTTCTATTAGACAGGTTTGTCCATCAGACATGTTGTTCCTGGGTGGTACCGGTAAGGTTATGGTAAGGATATATTATCGTTCCGCCGGAGTGGAAAGAGATGTTCCGCTATCCAGGGTGGTCGGAATGCACGGGATATGAACCATGCACTCACGGAAGATAATAAATTAATATATTATTTCTTGTGCTTGCCGTTAATGGTGATGGCGCTCTGAAGCACTTCCGGACTGATCTCGGGCAGACCGGCTGTTGCATTCAGTTGCTCGCGCACCTGCTGCACGTTCAATCCCTGGCGCAGCAGCTTGAGCGCAGGACGGCAAATGTATTGGCTCCTGAACTCAGCTGGCTTGGTGCTGAGATATCCGCTGCCTGCAGTGCGCGTGGCACCGGTAATAAGACATACCAGCTTGGCTGTTTTACCTTCACTCTTGCGGCCCCGACGGGTTTCAGTGGTTGATGTATTCATATTGTTTTCTTCTCCAGTATTATTCTTTTCAGAAATCTCCGGGACAGCAGCATCTGCCGCTTTCTTCCCGGGAACTTCATCCAGATATGTAATAGTCATATTTCTTATATAAATGAATTGTTTACATTATCAACCGTTATTTTTATAAAATCTCTTAAATTGTTGATACTTAATGATATTATTTTTAAAAAGAATATATATTTTAATAAAATAATGCCATAGGGCCCAGTACATGTTCAATGGACACGCTTTTCTATTAGAATGGTCTTCCTGAATTTTGGTCCGGGCAAAAAATAATAACGCAGCTCCAGGGCCCTAGCCATATGTGGCATGCTGCGCAACCTGCAGCCGGTGATCATCATGAACTCTACGTGATCTGCAGGTTATATTTCTTTTTATATATTTCTAATTTCTTTTTTATTTTGTACAGGGCACTCATCTCCAGTTGACGAATGCGTTCCCGGGTAACATGCATTTGGCTGCCCAGCTCTTCCAGTGTGGGAATATGGTCCTGTTGATTGAAACCAAAACGGGCCAGCAATATTTCTCGTTGCCTGGGATCCAAATCATTTATTAATTTGCGCAGCACACCGTACTCTTCATTCCCGTATATATTTTCAGGTTCAGATTGCGGCAGCTCCATGTACTCACCGTCGTCATTTGGTTTATCCAGGTCCACACGTTTGCATATCCTGCTGAAAGATCTGAGCGCTGCAGCACTGAGCCGCTCATCATCAAATTCTATGCCGCATCCCAGTCTTTCCTCCAGTTCATGTTTCTCCCGGTATGCCCGGGCCACATCATCATTATGACGGTATGGCACACTGACCACATTGCTGTTCTTTTGAATAAAACGCCGGATACCGTGCTTGATGTAATATGATGCGTAATTACCAAAGCTGGCTCCTTTAATCCTCTTCCACCGGCGGACCGCACTGTATAATCCAGGAGTTCCTGCCATGATCAGGTCCTCGTGGCTATAACCTGATGGGGGACGATACTGATAAGCCAGGTATATCACCAACTTCATGTTGTGAAGCACCAGTTTGTCCAGGAAATGGCGGCGGCCCTTTTTAATTGCTTTCTGGTACCGTTCTATGGTCTCATCACTGAGTACCGGAAGATCATCGATTTTTATTCCCTTCAAGCTCATAAAGTTTTGACGGGAAAACGCAGCATATGTTCAAAAGGTTTTAACGGGCCCTGTCCCCGTTTATTATAAAATCTTTGATTTTGACAAAAACATATGCAAGAAACAACGATCCCAGACCCAGTGTCCATATGAGCGCTACCAGCAACAGCTGCAGCAGCAGCGTGTAAACCAGGTTTACAACACTCCAAATACTTTTAAAAACACGCATAAACCTAGTATGGCATTGATTACGCTGCCAGCTGTGCGCAACACCTCCAGCTTGTGGTTGTGATGGTCCAGCCAGATCTCCAATGGATCGCGCAACTTGGCCAGTTTATTCAGACGTTTCTTTTCCTTTTTACTCAGTTCTGGAACATTCCAATATTTGCTATATTTCATATTTTCACATGTGTTATCATTGTGGAACATCCCAATGTGGTGCTAATTGTTTCACCATCCTTTTTGCTTTCACAACCATATGTCCGGTGAAAAGTGTCTAGTTGTTCTTTGAGTTGTTGATTTTGTTTCTCCAAATCACTTATCAAATGTTGCAACCGCTGCAATTCCTCCCCCATGTTCATATTATTATCTTATCTTATTCATCATATTATTCATCATATTATTATTATCAATCCATCCAGGAAAACGCATCTATTAGGGAGAAACGCCCCCCATGGAAAGACCTTTCTAATAGAGAGGTTTGTCTAATAGAGCAACGTTGCTCTAATAGAAACGAAATTATTATTATTATCTTATTATTATCTGCTGGGGCAGGGATCGAACCTGCGACCAATGCATTAACAGTGCACCGCTCTACCTCTGAGCTACCCAGCAAAGTACTGGGTACTTATAAACTTATTATATAGCGCAAGCTTTAAACATTCCGGTACGTTTTAAAGGAATATCCAGGCTCATTGGTTTTACAGTCATGTCATTATCAAATTGTTCAACAAATGATGTTCCTTTAACTGGCATCTTGGCACCATAAGATACCACCTTATTATTTTCAAAAACATGTATGCACACATGACCAGGCAATACATTAACATCCATTAGTTCTTTCTTTTGATGTTTAGCGCGATATTGGCGCTTTATGCTACGCGCAACTGCGCAATTTGCTGGATCATGTTGTTTGCCGTTTCTTATATCACTTTTGGTTATTTTGAGTTTCATAAAAATATTTAACAATCTGAATATAATATTTTGGGAACAGGCAAAAACGCAAAAAGCAGGATTTTGATAAGAATTAATATAAAAAAAATATATGAAAAATATAATAAAAAAAGGATCTGGGGGTGCCGATGGGACAGTACTTATAATTTATTTTGACAATAATTCCCTATAATATATATTGTCTTATCCTTTATACCCTATCTTATCCCTCCCAATATTCCCTCGGTCCCAACAGAAAAAAATGCCCTTGAGGGGGCTCTAGGAATCTTGTTAAAGTCGTAATTTTGAGTCTCATTCTTATGGTTGTTCTGTTATTTTAGTACTTATAATTTATTTTGACAATAATTCCCTATAATATATCTTGTCTTATCCTTTATCTTATCCATCCCAATATTGCCCACTTGGGCAAATGGGGTAATATATCCTCTTATACCCTATTATACCCTCTTATATGGATATTTGCTTTTAAGATATATAAGGTTCCTTTTCCCCTATTAAACCTTTAAACAAACCATATCTTCTCTATAGGATACCTAGGATTATCTTTTTTACCCTCTTTTTTCCCCTTTTATTCCTTTTTTATTGTAAAAAAAGCTTATTTTATCTTCTTTTTTATAAAATCATATGTTGCAAAACCTATCCATAATAGTCCGAAACATATGAAGAAGAATGGTACTATACCTGCAAATAGTGTGTCTATGTTCATATCTATAATTACCTGTTTATATTGTTTTTACATGGAATACCATTGTTCTGCCCTGTTTAATGGACCAGACTGGTTGGCATTTTCCGCCCTATTCATCTTCTTTTTCAGTTCTTTTTGGTAAACTTTGGGATGATGTTTTTTACAAAATCTCAAAAAAGGATCGTTATGCGCATCTTGTTTTATCCATTTTTTATGTTGTTTCATAATCCCATTTTAATATGAGGATATGCTTTTTCAATGTTTTTTGTTATTTTTATATATTTTAACAGGGGTTGAAGAAGGAGGAGAGGATTGTTTCATTTTTGGCAGTTGTACAGTGCATAACAATATCAGTTCCAGGGCTAATACACTAAAGAATCCGGTCAAGAACATCCTTACCCTTTTTGTTTTTCGACTGTTGCTTTTTTTAAGGCAATAATTATAGGCGTTGAGCATCGTCCCAAGATAAATGAAAATGTATTATTGTCAATATATTTTTTCAACCCTTTATAAATGATAAATAAATGATATGGATTGGCTAGACAACTATCTGGATGGTTTGGGACAATATAAAGTAACAGTTTCACCATCAGACACTCATGTTTGGGGAGTTAAACCCAAGCTTAATAATACACAACAAAAAATGCTGTTTGATGCGGCTGCACAAAGTGAATTGGAATACCGATTGATTGTGCAAGAATCAAGAGAAGCTGAAATAGATGCAGGCATGGGTGGAGGATATGATGCAGGCAGTGCAGCCCGGGAAGAAAGACCAACACCCTCACCCACTCCTGCACCAGATCCATATTCATATGCTTATATAAGCGATGAAACAGGTGTCACGGTTCTTTCTGCTTTGGGTAATATTCCTGACGAATGGTTATATCTCAAGGGATATATTGTGGAAGCAGTTACCTTTGGAACCAGTGTGAGCTCTATTGGAGATTTTGCAATTAATGGTGCCTTCATACCCAACATCATTATTCCTGACAATGTAACATCCATAGGAAATGAATCATTCAGAAGCTGTCCTTTTTTAACAAGTGTGGTATTGAGCAACAACTTAACTAAATTGGGTGATAATGCTTTCATGCAGTGTGCAATATCAGAACTCACCATTCCAAATAGCTTAAGAAACATTGGAGCAGAGTCATTTGCAGGCAATAATATTCAAAATTTGACTCTGGGCACAGGACTCACAGCCATTGCACCAGGTGCTTTCGCTTATAATTATAATTTGACCACTCTGGTTGTGCCTGATCAAGTTAAGCGCATCGAAGGAGGTGGATCCCCATACCTAGGAGCATTTGCTAATTGCGGTCTGAACAATATAGTTTGGGGCTCTGGATTGACTTACATTGGTGAATTTGCATTCTACCAGAATGCATTAACTGAACTGGTGCTGCCCAGTGGTTTAAGAGACATTGCTAGTAATGCTTTTACAAACAATCAATTGACTCATCTAATCATACCTGGCAGTGTGATTAATATTGAAAGACAGGTCTTTGCATTCAATTCTAATTTGGCTTCAGTGAGCTGTTTCAATACTTCTTCAAGCTTTACTGGGGCTATACCTGATGCTTTCCAGGGCACATCTGATCCTTTGATCATACATGCCAGAATTTCTGATGACTCATGGACTCCAGGTGCACAAAGCTTTCAAGGAAATGATAATGTGACTGTGATCAGGGATTTGAATTGATGAATCAAAGCTTCACTTAAAAAAAGCAACAATCGTAAAATCAATCGCGCATACTTTTATTTATTAAAAAGCGTTTATCACAAGTGTTTGTTCTTTTTCAAAACCGTCCATAAAGTTATTTATATAATAACCAAAACGTTAATAACCAAATCGGGCTTTGTATGTTGCATGCAATGATTATTTGACTTACAGTGCTTAACTCATCACCGAGTATGCCACCTTGTTGGTGGAAACAGTAGTATTCCGAGTAAGAACTCCAGCGGCATTCACGAAATTCACATTGTCAAACAAAACCAGTGAATATGGAAAGGTATATAGATTTGCTGAAACCACCCCATTGATGGCTTTGGCACCAGATCCAGTGAGAATGTTGAGCCCACAGGTGCCAATGGATGCAAGAGAACCTGCAGACAAAGTTATTCCATGTCCAGTGGAGCGATTGTTGGTTAACAGAGTTTGAGCCACAGTGATATTAAAACCAGAAGCGCCATAATCACCCCCTGAACATTTGATCATGTGTGTTGCATCGCCCTCCAGCTGACACCGAATAAAGTTTAATTTGCCTCCACTAGCTGCAGCAAACATGCTGTCACAGGAAGCAGAACCTCCTGTGGAATCACAATCCACCATGTTGCAAGTGCCATTAATTGCCACAATTCCCCCACCAGTAGCAAAAGGACTAAATTGACACAGTTGCCCATTAACTACACTTGATGCTCCTGTGTTATTAATATTTACCCCAAAAGAACTGGGGCTTCCATTTTGTAACCAAACAGATTCCAGGAATACTCTCAGGGGTACAGCACCTCCCAGCACATCAATGCAATTGCCACTGGTCACTTCAGGTTTGAGAATAGCCAAATTTGTTATGCCAAAAAAATTGTCAGTTATTGTGCCTGCAGTAGGAGCAATGGTGATGGTACCATTCAAATACAAGGGAGCTCTTACACCAGAATTGGTGAATCCTTGCAATCCCACATAACCTGTGTCCATGGTTAAATTTTCTGTGATGCTGCTGAGCAAGTTGATGTACTTGGGATTGAGTCTGGTGGCTCCAATTTTTGCAGCTGCATATGCAGCACTCAATGTTTTGAATGGTGTTAATAGGTTGCCATCTTGTGTGTAAACATCAGTTCTGTTGGCATCCACATAGTATTGAGATGTCAAAGGCATGCCCAGAGGAGCAGCACTCAATGCATTTCTTATACCATTAATTGTCTGAGCATCTGCCGTCGTTATCTCTATGTTGGCCATTATTATTATTTAAGGATTATAATGAATATTATTATTCAAATAATCCTTAAATAACCAAAATATTACTGATATTTATTTTTATAAGATTCCAACAAAACTTGTGCTTTTTTCATGTCTTCCTGGTTTATTTTGAGAAAATTCATGATTTGATCATCATTCATGTTCAGATTGTCTTTTTCAATACGATAAAGTATTCGGCTGGCCATTTGTTGCTTGTATTTCTTTACAAAATTATCACTGCTTTCATTCAGTACATTTTCAAAGCTTTCAAAATAATCCTCGTCTTTGCCCTCTTTTGTTTTGTTTTCAATGTGGGATTTGACGGCAAGTTCCAGATCATTTTTAAAATTTTCAACATTTTGTTTATCTTCATATATTGCAGCCAGTTTAACAAAAGCGGCATGAATGGTCATGCGTCGGAGCGGATCCTGAAACAGGTTGAGTGTTTTGGGATAATCAATGCTTAACATTTTGCTGAATATGCTGTTGTCGATCATTTTTTCTTTTTCCTTTCTTTGCTGTATTTTTCCAACATCTTAATGAAGCTGACGCTATAAAGATGATGTTTAAGTTCCCTTATCTCTTTTTGCAGGCTGATGTTTTCATTTGTCATTCGAATCATATCCTTTTGCAGTTTATTGTTCTGCTCTTTTAATTTGCGAAAAGATTCCAGGAGGCTCATGATTAGTCCCAAAGATTATTATAGTAAATGGCGAACAATTTCAATCCCCGCTTTTGACGTTTCCTGGATTTTTTGTCGGCATCCTCTTTTAGTTGATATTCAAAAGCAAATATGATGTCATCCAACACACTTCGCCATTCCTGTTCAGTTAATGATTCTGTATCTGGTCCGAAAATTACATCTGTTAATTCAGAAACAGTTCCATCCTTTCCATCTTTGTGAAATCGAATGCTGGTGCCATGAAAGTTGTTTCGCATCTTTTTCAAAGGAGGTAATATTTTACGGGCAATATACCATGCCACATTCCAAGGATCAGTTTCATTATACCCCCATACAATTTCCTGGATAAAATATTTTATACGGTGAAAAAAGGGTTTCACATACCAATTCCACAAACGGTTAAGAAATCCTATCTCAACAATCTTGATGTTGTTCCGGTCCAGCATGTCTTTTATTTTTTGTTCGATTTCTGCCTGGTTCATTTTCTTTTGCGATGTTTGACCTTTTTCCAAATCTTTCCGTGCTTATCCAAATCAACGCTCCAAAGCATAAGTTTATTATAAATTGGATAACCAAAACCATCCCCCCAACGCATGATGGTACGGCTGATCATATCTCCTATGTGATACAGGATCGTGCTAACAACCAACTTCATTTTTATTTCCAGATGATACTGGAAAGAAGATTATTTGTTAAAAACACTGACCAGCTTGGTCTTGATGTCGTTGGTGTACTTGTGCAGGAACTTGTCGATTGCTGCATTGGCTGCATCAACTCCCTGTGTCTTTTCAATCGTCACTATTTGATCATGATCCAAGGTGACGCTGATTGAATCAGTTTTTGTTCCGTCTTTGATAAATCCAGTATCCAATGTTATTTTCATAATATTACTTACAAACAACTTTTAAAAAGCTAGTCTATTTAATATATAATATTATGAGTTGTAAATGTTGCCATGGAATCAAGCTTAAGTGGTTGATTCCGTTTGTTTTACTAATTGCTGCAGTTTATTATTTTGCCAAGTAATTGGCATGATCTTGCAGGGCATACTGAGCATCCCTTATCATTTCTGGTAGGGGATTCACTATCTCGTTATTCTCTTCATCCAATATGAGATATAGTTTCACCTCGGCTTCATTTAATCCAACCTTAACATCTCCGTATGCGAAATAATTTTCATCATTGAATTTGAAAGAAGCTTTCAGTTCTTCAAAACTTTTGGGTTCTTTTGTTTCAACCTCATTCACCAACATTTGCCAATTCATCAGTTGTCTTGGTCTTCCCAATTGAATTCTTTTTCCGGTCTGCCTTTTTCAAAATGTCCAGCTTCTATTCCTCTTTCATTAGCGTCATCCCGAAGTGCTTCCTTGGCTTTAGTGATGATACCTTCATCCGGATATTCTATTTTTTGACCTATATTTTTAGGTTTGGTTTCATCTCGGTCATAAATGTCCCATATTTCCACATCCCAATTATCCCAGTTCGTATCCTCTGTATCATAATCAACACTACCCACAACAATGTAACGAAATCCCAAATAACGAAAAGGAACGGTTAAACCATCATGATGATAATCACTTTCATTCAGAATGTGTTTTACCAAATCATCAAACTTCATTTTTTATCAAACTCCTTTTGCGCAACAAGTTTGTTGTATTGATTCATAACTTGTTGCAGATACTGACATTCCAACTGACCACCCAATCTTTTAATCACTTCTTCACACTCTTTCAAGTTCATGACATTAACTTTTTTCTTTTTTTTCTTTTCGGCCATATAGTTATTTAATCTTTCTTGTCAAAATAAATACATCGCAACCGAACATGATATGGTCTGTGATCACATTCACAGAAATATTTATATATTATTTTTCTCGTTCCGTAAGCATCTGATCTGCAATCTTATATGCTTCAGCACAAGCACCTTCCGCATAACCCTTGTTAATGATAAGGGCATGTAAACTTAATATTGCAAATATATCCCGCAAATCACTATCATTACTCATACAGCTATCTATTACTACCAACTAAGATATCAATTATTTTTGTTCGGGGGATTCTATCGGAGCTTGTGGAGCAAGTTGCTTGGCAGTATTGATTGCATCCTGCAGATTCTTTATGGATTGATTTATTTCACCGCTGTTCAGTTCCACCTGCGCTCCTTTTAAACGACCCAGTTCAACAAGAACAGCCCCTTCCAAGTGACCCAGAGCTTTGCCAAACTGAAGCATCTTTTGTGCTATTGCATCTGATTCATTCAGTACTCTACGACTGGATTCATATTTTGAAAACATATCCCGATCAGCTGTTCGCATACTGTTATTTATACAAATTACAAAGTAATATTCAATTTCACATTCAATACATAAACCTTGTTGGCTTGCACCTCATCTGGATCATTCAAGGTTACCCGCTTCTTTTCACTGAAATTGTAACTTTTTCCATCAGTAAGATCCACAATGTCGTGATCAAAACTGTTTTTTCCAGGCGTATACATTTTCATATAAATGGCGTGATTGCCTCTTTGTAAGCTTTCATGATCAAAAAAACTAAAAACTTCCCCGGTTTTCACCTTGCTGAATTCCACCATGCTTTCCTTTTCTTTGGTCTGGATTGTGTATTTCATGAATGAATACCTTATATTATCCAAAACCTTTTTCAACTATTTTGCTTCAACTTGTTTTAATTTTATATAATAATCAGGCCGTTCCCAAAGATGATCCATTGCGATAAGTCGGGCAGTCTTGGGACATTTGGTATGTTCCATTTCAACAAGTTTGCCTCGTTCCAATTCTTTCATTATCTGTTGCACACTCACGCCATGTTTGTCAGCAACCTGCTGTTCTGTTTTTCCAGAAGCTAAACCACTCAATAAACCTTCAATCAATTGATTGTATCGCATATTGTTATTTATTAAATAAATTTATGGATCTGGTGACTTTTCTGCTTTGCACCTGTGTTTTATTTTATATATTAAGTGTGGTTGTTCGTTACTGATTGTTCAGATACTTTTCAATCTTTGTTTTCAGTTCTGCATTTTCCTTTAACCGTTTGCGCCGTTCCAAACTTGTAATGAACAAACCCACACTGATAGGAAAGAATATTCTCAAGAAGAATTGAAGATGATCTTCTGATGTAAGCATATTAAAGTAAGTGGTGTATAATTCAGCCATTCCCCATATTGTATAAAGTATGGCTGGTATGAACAGCATACAAAAAGCTTTGTTCCAGCTTTTCATATTTTTAAAATATTCAATTAACCTGTTCATTCCAAATTATTTAACAAATGTTGATTTTGATGATTATGTTTTAAATAAAAAATATGAAGAAACTTGTGTTTTGTTTAGTTTTGACTGGATGTGCAGGCAACAACAGTTATGTGGTTCATGACCCTGAAAAGAATACCAGTGAATATAATCTAATGGACAGCCCAGATGGTATGCAGGATCCTAATCTAAGAGCAAAGACTGTTATTTTTAAATATTAATTTATATAAAATATATTATGCCATTCAATTTTTTAAACAAAGATAAATGCACAAGAGATTACTATTATCAAGTAACTGGTATTTGGCACAGATTAGGTAATGATCATCCTATAAAACAAGTACTTACGTCTTTAATATTTCTGGGAACACTTGGATTGATAATTCATTTGATTATAAAACTTTTTGTTAATGATTTGTAGTAGGAATAGGCTAAATTATTGTATTGAAATTTAAGGGCATGCCATCGTTTTTATGAAAATAGATTACGTGTTTTCGTTTGCTAATCATTTTTATAAAGAACTTTATAAGCAGTACTTTGATTGCGTTCTTATTAATCCACGCAACGTTTATGAGTTACAGTCTGTGGATGTGACAAAGAATATTATATTTTTATTTGGAGATCCATTCACTCTCAACTATATCAATAGGAGCAATCTATCTGGCAAGAATATAATGTTTCTAAGACGGCATGAGTTCTATGAAAATAATTTTGAACTGCTTCAAAAAAACCGTCTTAAGATTCAGCATTTCTTTACTTTAAATTCTTTTTTTCAAAAGATATTAAGAGACTTACATGGCATTGAGTCCATCATAGAGAAAAATTATCTGGACGAAGAGCTGTGGACATACAAAGAAAGAGGTCATGGCAAAGAGATTGCTTGGGTGGGTGAATTTCAGCAACGCAAATCACCGGATTATCTGAGTGAATTATTATCTTGTTTTCCAGATTATAATATCCATTGTGCCGTTTCACCAGGCCCATCTAAACAACTATATATAGATTTTCTACAAAACTATAATTATAAGAATCTATTTCTGTATAATGATATTAATACCCAAGAGAAAATGAACAAATGGCTAGATAATAAAAATTATCTGGTAACCACATCCATATCAGAGGGGTTGCCTAATAATGTCCTGGAGGCTTTGGCAAAAGGTATTAAGCCCATAGTGAGAGATTATCCTGGAAATATATTTAATAAATTCGCATATAAAAGTATTTCTGAATTTAATATGCATTTGTCAGACGAATATAATTCTCAAGAATACAGACAAATGATAGAAAAAAATTATGGATTAAAACAGTTTTGTCAATTTAGAGATAAAATTATTAATATTAAATAAAAGACTTCTGTATTTTCATATCAAATAAACATGTACATGTATTTTTTTGACAAATAGCTGGTATATCAAATAGTTTTATTCTAAGATTTTTATCTTGTTGCAAATTACCGAAATAACGAGTACGGCATTGAGATCCCCACACTGAGCCATCTTGTTTAATTACCAAACTATTCATGCCAGTGTAACATTTTGATCCAAAAAAATTAAAGTAATTATTTGAAATAATTTTTTGACCATCAAATGCTGTTTGTTCCCCATTAAAATATTCTACAGTAATTTTATCATTATTTGTATTATAAATTTCATTCGAAGGATTTTCTTGAATATATTTTATTTGATGTTCTGTATATAAAGGAGTGAATCGTTTTTTGTAATCATTTACATCCAAGATACCTTTGTTGTTTACAATAACTCCATCTGTTTTCATAAATTCTTTTGATGCTTTTACTGCAATATCCCAGTATTCTGGATCCATTAACACATGTATTTCAACATGTTTTTTTCTATCAAGAAAAATATTACACAACTTTTTGAAGTGATCTATTTTTGCATATCTGGGATGAAAGCTACAATACAAAATATCCATGTCATCAATTATACGATTCCAAAAATCTAAATTATTTCCAAGATTTGTAACCATAGCAATATTAAAATTTATTGATTTAAAAAATTTAATCATATCTTCAACTCCATTGTAGAAGCTAGGCTCACCCCCCGTGATAGTGACTTTTCTTTGAAGCCTGTTTGTTATAATTGGATTATCTTTAATCAGATTATCAAAAAACTTTATGTAGGTTTCTACAACTATGTGAGGATACATTCCTTTATTAAGATAAGGCGGACAATAGCTACACCGTTGATTACACCAGCTATTAATTACAAAATTAATACTAAAACAATCATTTGTAATGCTTTTTATGGCAGGTTTAAAGTGGTTTTGCATGTTCACACCTCCAGCATAATGTATTAGATTTATTGTTGGTTAGCGAATCTACAATGTGTTTGTATGTTTTAGAATTGGTAATTTCTTCATAGGACTGTTCTATAAGATTACCCAATTTATGCTCCATACTCCAATCCATACAACAAAGATACACGTCACCATTCGGTAATAAGACATGTTGTTTTATTTTATTTGTAGAGCATTTTATGGCTATATTACAAGTGTTGTCTATTTTCTTAAATGCACTAACATTTCCAGCTCTGCTATTCCATCGAAAATAATCAGGAGTTAAAAAAGAAATTTTTGCCCGAGTTTTTGATAATAAGGATTGTATTGAAGAGTGTGGCTCGCTTCCAAAGAAAACTATTGCATCGCTATTCTCTAGGCTTTGCAGGCATTTTTCAACATTATGAATATAATTATTATCTATTATTAAGTTCATTGAATTATCGTTAACCGGCAAATGTAGAATAATATTATTATACTTTCGATTTAGAATTGTATTAATATTATCTTGCGATGCTCTATAAAGAGTTGTAGATATTCGTATATAATGTCCCCTATCCTTAGAAAGCTCAACCATCTTAAAACAATCTTTATGAAAAAAAGGTTCAGAGAATCCTGTAAAATGTATTCTTGTGGAATTTGGTAATTTATTTAAAATATAATTAAAATTTTCTAAAGATAATTTTTTTATATCTGAATCGTATTTGGATACAAAAGAGTCTTGTGGACAGTAGGAACATTTTATTCCACACCCCGCCACAGTGGTTATTTCTAATGCATCCATATATAGTATATAGTATATGCTTAATATTGTTCTACTAGCAATTAGTTATCGCTCTGGTTCTAATTGTCTTAGATCAATATTAGACCAGAATAAAGAAATATCTGCCAAGGGTGAAATATTCAGACCCTATTTTAAATTAAACAATGTTAATCGTGACTGTCTTCTAAATGAGATTGACACACGTTTGAATAGATTTAGGGAAAGAAGTGATAAGAATAAAGTTTTTTTATATACTAGTGTTGTAGATGAAATATTAAAGCTAGAAGAGTATGATTTGATCCGTAGCATTTTACCCAATAAATCAATCTTTCTATATCGGGAAGATCTCTTGGAACAGTACTGTTCAGTTAAGGTAGGAAAAGTAGCGGGTATCTATCAAGATACAGAGCAATCCAAAAAAGAGAAACAAAAAATAAGAATAGAGTTTAATCTTAATGAATATTTAAATTTTGTTGCTAGAATGAATCGGCATAGAGACTTCTTTTTTGCGTTTTATAAGAAATATAAGATAAATTATATTATTGTAGAATACAAAAGCATAATAAAACGGATAGAAGAAATATTTAAATTTTTAGATTTAGAATATAAAGGCGAGCTACCAATTACTATTAAATCTGAAAGTCGTCCATTGCACGAAATTATAATTAATTACTCAGATATACCGAATAACATAGATCATAGATTAGTAGTTGATGACATTATTTCTGCTTAATGTTCTCCTATCAATCGGACAGACCTTACAGATATCATTTTGCTTTCTATTTGCTAGAATTTTAGCAAAAAAATCTTTTGATTTCTCTGAATTAAATATCTCGCTAATAGTTTGCTTGTTTGCGTCGCCTATTATTACTTCTCCCTGATAATCATGACAACAAGGATTACATTCCCCGTTCCAATTTATAACAAATGAACCGGAGAAAATCGAGCAACTGTTGGGTATTGCTTCGGTAACTTTTTGCTGTGTCTGTTTATTAATTTGCTCTGTTTCAGTATATTCTGCCATATTAAAATTAGGCAGCTTGTAATATATGTTATCGTATAACCCTGAGAATTTATTTTTAATATTGACCAGATCTTGTGTATTGTAAGAAAATAAGACTGTTTGTATCTTTATTTTAGGTCGAGAAGGCATGCTACCATATTTGTCAAAATAGTATTTTATTCCCTCATGTATCTTGTCTAAATCCACACCCTTTCTATATGTTGCATTTAATTCTTTTGTTGATCCATCAATACTAACAACACACTCATTCAGTTTGCTCTTGGCTAGTAAATCTATATCTTCTTGTTTGTAGAAGACTAATCCGTTTGTAGATGTCCTGTGGTACACATTCTCTGGTATCATTTGATAGAGCTGGGACCACCTGGGGTGCAGAAAAGGCTCTCCATAATTGAAAGAGACTATTTGCACTTTGTGATTCAATTCTCTTACCTCATTCATTATTTTTTGAAATAATTCATTGGAAATGAACCCTTTTTTTCTATCCAAAGAATCAGAACCTGTTGGACATAGAGGGCATTTGGCATTACACGTGTTGGTAAGCTCTATCATGATGGAGCTAAGATGTCTATTCATATATGGGATGAACAAATTTATGTTCTTTTAATTTTAATTTTGCTTCTTTTTCATCTATAAATTCATCATAAAAATAACGGGCCCTTCCTTTCATATAAATTATAGAATAAAATTCAGCGTGATCATATAACTCTATATTTAGATCTTGGCAAGCTATGCCCATGAGTAATTCTGTTGAGAGAATGTATTCACCAGGTAATCCTCTTGCCAGGAAACTGTTTATTCTACTTGTTAAAAATTTATCATCTTCAAAATACTTTTCTTTTTTGAATGTTTGAATTACATCAGATCCAATTCCAAAGATTCCATTTTGTATAAATCTGGGTCTTATCAGATTTATAAGTTTATTTCCATCGTATATCTTTTTATCAAGAGTAGATTCAAACATTGTTCCAAACACAGTATTCTTTAACTCATTACCCAGCTCTATAGTACCCTGCACTCTTGAATCTGGATCTGCCTTTATTACAACATCTGTGTTGAGATCATCATACACATTGATTATATTGCGAAAGAAAGCACCTGGTGTTGCATTGGTATGTGATCTATCAAATAGATAATATATAAGATTATTATCGTGGCAGTATTTTCTTATATCTGGATCATCATTTCCATCGCTCATAACAGATATGGGACTATTAGGATAATATTTTTGTATCTGTAGAGCACTTGTTTTTAACAAATCAAAATCCTTATACACGGGTACTATGAAACCTATATTCATATTTGTAATACTTTCTTAAATATATTATTATTGTAGTTTCTTGCATTATTTTGAAATGCTGCCAACTCTTCTGTCAGTATACTGTACTTATTTTCATTATTCAAAATATCCATAATGTTACAATCGGCAGAATCAATTTGCTTCAAGCTATTATATTCTAGGAATTTCTTATTGGCAATTAGAGGTATTTTATTGGCTATACTATGTGTGAGAGATTCTGATGTCTTGATGCTAGTATAATCCACTTTGGAGCTATCGTAAGGTATGAGTAAAAACTTGAACCCTGCAATTTGTTTGTAAAAATCTGCATGGCTGCACAGGTCTATTGTTTTTGCGTTGCTTGAATGTATTTGCTTAATAGTCTCTTTGGATCCTTCACCTAGTAGCTTTATGCTGCAATTATTTTTTTGCATAAAAGAACTTATATATTCTATAGATATCTTATTTTCAAAAAAACGAGAGGTTACTCCAATCATATTTTCCTTGCATGCATTTAAATTTAGCGGTGTTTCTGTTTGAAAGAAGTAGTTTTCGCTAAATGACTTTTCATATACTCCGTTGGCTATATTTTTAGAGAGTGGAAAATACTTTTTAATTATGCTCTCACCATGGCTCAATGGTCTATGATGTACAAATATAAAATTATTTGTCTCTCGAAAAACAGGATTAGTATAAAACTCAGGAATTTTATTGTTAGATTCAAGTGCAGTTATTACTATAGAAACATCAAAGCACGGCACCTGTGTCAGAGGTAATTTATATAAATTACACAGTTCTTTGAAATTATATTTGTCACACGGATTATGATGGTAGAACATGGGCGATAATCCCAAACACTGTAAAGATTTGTATATCGATAGTGCTGTGGCATGGTGGTATTCTGTATTAACAATGATCCCTATTCTCATTTATATTTCTCGTATAAGTTTTTTAACGTAGATGTTATCTCATTTGGATCTTCCCCCGCTTTCGATAGCAAAGAGAATACAAATGAACTAAAACATTTTTTTGATTCAGAATATATCCACGGTTTACTATTACCGTGAAAATGTAGTATAGCTATATCTTTTATTGTATCTTTTGTTACTTGGCTTGTTACTGTGTTATATTTTTGAGGTAGAAGGGTCACAGTATCGCGAAAATATAGATTAAATGGGGACTGATCATTATACCATCTTCTTTTTTTAGCAAGATTTATCAAATTGTCTTTATGTTTTTTATCTATTATCTTTCGAGATAAGATCATGAGACCACAATTAAAGAAATTCTTTTCAAGATAATTTAAATCCAGAAGCATGTCGGGGTATTTTCTACAAGCTGCAAAATCACCAGAAAAAAGTAATAGATCTTTTATATCCTGTAATACAAGCATGTCTGAATCTATCATAACGATTTTGTCGTAGTTAAGATAAGACAACTCGAAAACATCAAATCTATAATACAGATTATAATTGTATTCTTCTTGTATGCCCTTGCATTGGTTATAATCTTCTTTTTTAACATGAATTATTTTAATTCTACTATATATTTTGGATAGTTCAGAAATAGATTTATCTGATAGATTTCCATCAGAAAGAATTAGATAATCCAGGTCAAACCATGGATTATTAGTTAGTAAGCTATTGAGCAAAGCTCTCATTGCAGGCATGAAATCATCATTTAGAGCAGTAAAAAAAGCTGTCATATGCTATCTTTATAATGCAAGAATTGCTCAATATCAATCTTTAGCTGCTTGTATTCCTGTTTTATTTGTATAATCCCGTTGTCTCGTTTCAACATTAACAAAGGATCAAAACGATTATTTTCATATATTTTATATCTGTTTATATAATTGCGTTTCTCAAGTTCTCCATGATAATTATGATAAACTACTCCTTGTAAATATCCTGTTTTTAAATTTTTACATTTATTATAATATTCTTGGATGGTGTGGTAATGATTTTCTGAATAAGGGTAATATGCAAATTTTTCCTTAGCAAAGCAGCTTTGGGGGTAAGGTATCATTTTTTCTTGAATAAAAGACCGGGCCATGATCGCATCACCGGTGCCTGCTATATTCATATCATACAATCCTCCAAGATGCAGAAAAACACTTTTTTTCATGGCCCAAGCAAATCCACAATGGCCGTGTCGGTTATTCACTTGCTTGGCGTAAACAAAACCGGCTACAGGATTTAATGGTTTGTTGTTTTTGTCCAGATGATAACAAGAATGAAACAATTGAAGCACATCATATCCTTCTTCAAATTTTTCCAAAGCTTTTGAATACCAATCAAGATCCTGAAAACAAACATCATTATCTATCCAAAAAACATGTTCTGTATCCTGAATATGATTCAGGATGGCCAGATTCAATAAATTTTCTTTTAAAAAGATTTTATCCTCGCTTTTGAATGTGTGATCAAAAGATATACCATCCTCCTGTATGCCGGAAACAATTGAAAAAGGGTATTTTTTCTTAAAAGTTTCTATCGACTCCTTCCTGTTTTTATTATTGAAGAAGTTGAAGTAGCTTGTAAAAATCATTATCCCTGGGCTTCTGTCCAAGAAACTTTACACAATGCTTGATTGGTGGGAGAAGATGATACAGGACGAACAAACACTGTTAAAATATCAGGTCCATTTGGATACACATTGTTACCGCCCAATATGGAATTGCCCAGATTTCTTATCAAATCGATAGGATAATTTGTAACTTGATTTCTTCCTGCATCTTGTTCGGCTGCCAAGAAACCCCCTATAACAACCCCAGCACTTACCGGCACTGTTCTAAGACTGGGGGTGCTATGATCAAGATATTGTGAAATGCTACCATTGCCTGCGTTAATCCAATTGCCTGAAACTGTCCACAAACTGCTTTCACAATTGAGTCTTATAAACACATTCAGTGCCTGACGTGTGACAATCTGCACGTCATTCAATACTAATATGGAACGATTAATTAGATTTCGAATTCCCACAAAACTTCCTATTCCATAATCTACGGCAGGCGCAAGACGAATAGAAATAAGGGGATAATCTCGGTTATCCAATAATGGAAGAGCTGCAGCAGATGTGCCTGCCGTGAACAAATATGATTTGTCCGGGGTGAATCCCCCGTCCATGATCACGGATGTGCCCCAATGTGAAAGAGCCGGAGAACAATTTTGATTGAATGAAAATAAATTGTTATAAGGATAAAATTGATGATAAGGAACACTCACAAGATTGCCAGCATTTCTTTGTTTTATTGTTAAAACCTGTTCACCGGTGCTGGTGGTTCTTATTTTATTGTAGCGCAAATATTCATAATCATATATTAATGTGCCGCTATTCGGTATGAAAAACGTTGCGCTGGATGGCACAGAAATTGTGGAGGCCAGCGGGGAAATGGTTTGGGTTGTAGCAATTTCTTTTCCTGTTAACAAATCGTATGCTTTATAGAATGCATTGTTTGTTTCAAGATTGTTTATTATATCAAAACTTGCTGTTGTTGCTTGACCGCTTTCTGTTAAAGGGGTTGTAGGCGGGGTAAAATTACCGTTTCTGTATTGGGCAAATCCGCTTGTTACGCGAATATCATCAAAATAACAATCAGCTGCATTTCCATAATACACACCGCCTAAATATAGATTTTCATATCCAAAACTATTAAAATTAGTTGCTGAAAGAACAGATATGCCATCCACGAACAGATCGCAACGTCCATTCAATCTTTGCAACACCATATGATGCCATCTGTTAGCAGAAAGAACATTGGTTGTGGAGGGACCAATAATATTTACACTATATGCATCAGCCAATCCCATGGATACAGTGGTGGCACTTGTGGTGCTTGTGGCAGTTTTATCTGCAAATATACCTAAACCAGCTCTGCCATAATATGCAGGTGCTCCCACAGTAAAAATTGTGTTTGTGTCTGAGTAGGCTTGACTAACTGGAAAAATAAATCTATTAAAGTAAACAAAACATTCAATTGTAAAATCTGACCCAAATCCCGTATAATTTCCATATATATATGATCCATAGTAATAGGGGTTTGCTTTAACACTATGAGTGCCAAATTTTACTGGAGATGTGTAATATGTGTAACCACTCCCACCGCCGAAACTACTCCATTTGTTGCTGGAAGTTGCTGAGTTAGCATTTGTGTTATCACAGTTATACAATGCTATCACTGCATTAGCTGAATTGGAATACCGGAACAAACTTGCACTCAATCTGGGTGTTGTAACAACATAAGGTCCATTTATGTTACTAGACTTTCTCACTTCTACTGTTCTTGGTTCAGACAAGTCGTTCAATGTGTTATAAGCAGTGAGATTGATTCGATCTGCTTGCAGAATATATCCTATTTTGGGTTTGTTTATGATCTCAAACCTTCCTGGCAAATTGCCGGAACGCATGTATGCTTCCAGATTAACATTGTTATTTTTCATTTGATGACAGAAAATAATGCTGCCATCCTTGGATCGAACACCCCAGCGTATTCTACCTGCACCATACCAACTGTAATCAAAATACAACATCTGCATTTTGTTTAAATCTATGGTGTATCCAGAAGCACCTGTGCCATCTATTTTATCCAGATTAAATTGATCCTGTGAAATGCGCATTTCCTCTGTTTTTGCATAACGAATAGCATTAACAGTAGAACCTATATATTTTGGAACTATTGTTAAAGTTGTATCACTGTTGATATCACTCACATAATAACTCATGCCTCGAATAACAATATAATCGCCTGTCCGGATTTGAGATAAAAATTTGGTATTGGTGCCTGTCACAACAGTGCTACCGGCCACAACACTTACAGTTCCTGTCATGTTGTTTGTGCTGGTTTTTCTTCCTACATAAAGTTTGTTTCCATCATATTCAAAAAAGATTCCGTTTTGCTCATCAAACAATCCTGTTCGAACTGATGCATCATTCCAATCCATAACATCTACTTTTCCAAGACCATCCGGATTCAAGTCTGTTGGTGCTGTAAGAGTGTTAAATTGTGTGGTTAAACTGCTGGATACAGGCAACAAAACTGTGAATGTATTTTGATCACCAACAGAAGCAACTGTGAATGTTGTATTATATCGATTAATTCCTCCTTTAACTGTAAGATCCCTGAGACGCACTGATGCACCTTGCAAATAGGTTGAAGGATTGGCAAAACCATGAGGTTGTTCTGTTGCAATTGTAATCACATAATATGATGATAAATTTTGATTAAAAGATGTTGCATCAACTGATATGCTGCGCATGTCATAGCTGGGTTTGAACAATAACCCTGTGCTAAACAATATGCTTTTTCCTGATTGATAACGGAAATAATTTCTTGTTTGACGAATAATTTGGGAATATGGAGAGTTATTAGCAGTTGTTATTTGCACTCCACCATCTGTTGCCCTGTGCAAAGCGTAACCTTCAGGTCGCACATACAAACGAGTGTTAGTAATATTCAGGCTTGTATTGCTTGCCGGAAACAAACCTGCAGTCAAATCAGATTGATATGTGAATGTTGTAGGTGAAATAATATTTTTTACTGTAAATGTTCCTGTGGTATAATCATTTGTGCGGGTAGAATCAACAACCCATATGGGTTGATTCAAAAAGAAATTATTAGGATTTGTGGTTGTTACCTGAACATCTGCAATTCCAGAAAGAGACACCATGCTAGTAAAAGGTATGGAAGCAGTATCATAAAATCCTCCGTTATAAACTGTTGTTTCAGCCGTTGCATAATTAACGTTGGGACGAATAACCAATCTTTTTCGAGGAGACATGGTGTATTGTCGAGCATTTTGGGCTGCTGTAATCAGGGCAACACCATCTGCCAAACCATTTAGAGTGTTAACAAACACAAGAGGTGTTCCCACTGTAAAAGAAAGACTGGGGGTAAATGTGCTGACCAAGTTTAATGTGAGACCACCTGCGGCTGAAGTGGCTGATAAGCTTTGAATTTGATCTGCCATTAAAACAGTATCATCTGTTTTAAGAAATACTGAAGGAGTATTATTCATCAATTCCAACGTTTCCCACTTGGGAGATTGAAGACTATATTCAAAATCCGTATCAATCAAAGACTGAGGATTGCTTGTACGGATTCTTTCTACTGCATCATTCTGTACTGGCTTTATTATTCGGTTGCCAATATTTGCACTATTATATGGAAAGCTCATCCTTGCGCCTCGGTCCATGAAACCCGGCACCTGACAGTCGATGAACCGGCTGTGTTGCATCTGGCATAAACAGTTAGAATATCCGGTCCATCCGGAAATGTAAGATTGCCGCCTAGAATACTGTTGCTTAATTCACGAATTGCATCAATTTCTGTGGTGGTAACTTGCAAACGACCCGTGCCTTGTTCGCTGGCAAAATACCCTAAGATAGTATCTCCGCCTGTTGGCAACGGACTTGTTCCTCGAACTGAATGATCAATATATTGGGCCAAGCTACCTGTACCCACATTAGTCCAATTGGATAAAGAATCAAACAAAGTTGAACTGCTGTTGAGTTTGACTGTTACATTTAATGTTTGACCTGTCACAATGCCTATTTGTTTTAAAGTCAAGAATGAACGATTGATAAGACTTCTTGTACCCACGGTTGCAGCAACAACACCTGTGTCAACAGAAGGTGCCAATTTCACGGATATAAGAGGAATATCATTCGCAGAAACAGCACTTAAATTAGATTGATTGATGGCTGTGAACAAATATGATTTGTCTTCGTCGAATCCACCATCCATGATCACGGATGTGCCCCAATGTGAGAGAGCCGGAGAACAATTTTGATTAATAGAATAAATGGATGATCTGTTAAGAATGAATTGTGGAATGCTTAATAATCCTCCTGTATTTCGGGTTGTGTTGATTAATATGCTTGAAACAGGAGCTGAAACAGTATCGTTTAATTTTGTATATGTTAAATTTTCATTTCCTATAACAAGATTTCCTGACGCAGGAATGCTTATGGTGGATAATAATCGGAAAACTGTGGCCCCGGACAATGCATAAAATGTTGCAGGCACTTCATTGTAATCCCTGTAAACTTTGTAATCACGATATGTGGTGGTCGGATCATTTGAAGCGGTCAATGTGGCTGTGGCACTGCTCAGAATAATTGCAGAAACAGCAGGTGAAAGTGAATAGTATGTTATATTATTTGAAGATTGCTTCAATTCATATATTCCACTTGTGGGTTGTGTGTTGGTAACTGAAACACCAAACAAATTGGTTTGAAGTGCGGTTGTTTTTTGGCTTTTGTTTATGATCTCAAATCGTCCTGGCAAATTTCCGGAACGCATGTATGCTTCAGTGTTAAAATTATTATTAATTAGTTCATGGCAATATATTATGCTTCCGTCCTCGCCTCGAACACCCCAACGTATTCTACCGGCACCATACCAACTGTAATCAAAATACACCATCTGCATTTTATTCAGATTGATGATATAACCGCTGGGTCCTGTTCCATCCAGTTTGTCTATATTAAATGATGTTTGAGGTACCCGTATTTCATCTGTTCTTGTTATGCGTATAAGGGAAATTGTGGGTCCTCGATATGCAGGAGACATATACAAAGATGTGTCACTATTAATTTTTGTAACCTGATAGCTCATTCCTTGAATAACAATATCATTTCCTTCTTGAAGTTGTGAGATGAATTTGGTGTTGGTTCCCGTCAAAATCGTGCTTCCGTTTACTGCAGAAACAGAACCTGTCATGTTTGCGGTGCTGGAACGTTTTACAGCAAAAAGTTGATTCCCATCGCACTCAAAAAATATTCCGTTTTGTTCATCAAACAATCCGCTTCGAACAACACTGTCATACCATCTAACCACTTCGACTTTTCCTATTCCACCCGGAGAAAGATCGCTGGGTCCATTATATATGCTTCCTGATACTGGAAGTTGTAATGTGAATGTCTTGCTGTCTGTAACAGTATTTACAAAATATGTTTGATTGTATGTGTTGGGTTCCAGTGTTGTTGTTAAATTTGTCAGTTTTACCAATGTTCCTTCTGTATATAAGTTTTTTCCAACAAATCCGTGATCCTGTTCTGTGACCACAGTAAGATTAAAGAAAGGATAAGATGTAACGTTATAATTTGCTGTGCTGACAGTCAGATTCTGAATATCATAACTGGGTTTAAATAACAAACCAGTGCTAAACAATATGCTTTTTCCTGATTGATAACGGAAATATTTTCGTGTTTGTCTTATGATTTGTGTGTAAGGAGTGCTGGTTCCTGGGTTAATTTGCACACCTCCATCTGTGGCACGGTGAAGTGCAACTCCAGTGGGTCGAACATAAAGAGCCGCACTGGTTGTGAACAAATTTGTATTGGTTGGGCTACCGGATATTGCATTCACTGATGAATATCTGAACACAGTATCAGAACGTATGGAAGTTATGTTAAATGGTCCGGTATGGGCGGATGATGCAGCTGCACTTGGATCAATCAAATATATGGGTTGATTCAGGAAAAACTGTTGAGGAAATTGTGTTTGTACTTGAAATTCAGTTGTTCCGCCTATGCCTGAAAGTGCAACAATAGGAATTCTTGCATTGCTGAAAAATCCGCCTGTGTATATGGTGGTGTTATCTGTTTTATAGTTGGCCACTGCCGGGTTGGGTTGTGTGCGAATGCTAACAAGCACATCGCTGGGTGTGCTGGATCCTGCTGTTCCTTGAGAAAATACTCCTTTGACCAATGCGCTGCCATCCACATTTGCCAGATCTGATGTTTCACGCAGAACCAATGGCATGCCTCCAAAAAATGCAGGGGTGGGTGTGTTTGATGTTTGCAGTCTGACCAAATTTCGGAACCCTGCAGTGTATAGGTCATACTGTACTCCAGCTCGAAATGGCAATTGTGTATCGATGGAAAAGCCATTGTTTCCAAGAGTTGCACCATCATTTGCAACAATAACTTTACTGGCCATGAAGAAATTTTTGAGAGGGCAAATAGTGATTCTGTTATTGTTTGGATAAAAAATATACATGGTGGCTACCCCTTCAGTGCCCCAGTTATTATAATAATCTACAGATTGTTTGTTATCCATAAATCCCAGTGTGAGCACAAGAAATCTTTCATTAGCAGCTCCAATGTTTTCCCGTTTTGAATAAACCCGTTTTGACTGGTAAGAGTTATTATAACCATATCCATTACCTGCATCATTTACATAGTAGCCATATAAATTACCTGGCCAATAATTGGTAATATATAATCCTGGAATGCTTGTAGTATTACCAGTTGTCCCGATGGCTCCAAAACTTGATCCTCTGTACAAGCCTGCAACACCACTTCGATCTAGATTGAAGGTGTTTACAGTCTGACCATAAAATAAAATATTAAAAGGCAGAGTGATTGATGCGTTAATATTATACTGGTCATAAGTGTATTGATAGTTGCCATACTGATCATACACATCAACAAGTGTGCCAGCAGCCACCTCTGTCCAACCTGAACTGATGGGACCATTTCGAGTGCTTCGAGGATCTGTTATGAATACCTCAGAACTTACTGCACTGAGCAATGTGGTAAAGCTGCTCAAATAAGGAGTTATGCTGGTGATTTGTTGATTGGTGAAGCTGGGTTCGTTTGCCCTTATATAAATGCTGGGAACATTGTTTGTTAGGGGTAGTGTTTCCCACTTGGAAGATTGAAGAGAGTATTCAAAATCTGTATCAATCAATGATTCAGGGTTGGATGCTCGAATGCGTTCCACTGCATCATTTTGAATAGGACGTATGAAATTGTTTGGATTCAGAATGCTGGCATCCACGATCAAATCATTATCTATCAAATAAGATGTTAAAGTGGGAAGTGTGGTGGTTGTTATACTTGTTGCAAGTGTTTGACCATCAATCTTTTTATTAACATTTGTAGGAGAAGATACAATTGGAACAATATCATATGGACCTAAGGCAGAAGCAGATGGTAACTCTGTAAATTTACGTTGAACTAACGCCATATATGTTATTTATTCATATAATAATATATTCTACATATAAAGAAGATATGAAAATAAAAGAATATTATATATTATATATAATATCAAGGCACATAGCTAAACGAAAAATCAGTTACCAATACTTGAAAATCACTCAGATATGAATATGCAGTGCTATGATTTCTGATGATACAAGCTGCTGTTGGCGCTACAGTGGCAGTGCATAATTTGCGGTATGTTTTGGTCAAATATCCCCCAATGCTTCTGGTCACTGTTTGACCGGCTCCTACGGTAAATGCACACAATCGAAACACCATGCTGGTGTTATCCAAAGAAAATCCATCGTGCAATCGGTACTGAATATAATTTAAAAAACTGTTGTAGGTGGCAGAAGTCATGTTGGTAACTGTGGAAGGAAACAAATTGTAGTCATCACTTTCACACCACAATTCTATGTTGAATGCAGATAGGGATCCAGCCCGGGCACTCACCGGGCTATTGCTATACAAGGACAACATGTCTGATCCATTGATGCCACTCAATCCCACATAAATCAAAGGTGGAGGTATTTGCGTATCTGTTAAATTTCTACTCAATCTCATTCTGCCTCGGTCCAATGGGGATATCATGGGCAACATTCTGCTGCCACACAATTTCCTCAATTGCATGTTAAATTCAACCAGGTTGTTGGTGCCACGGAATCCAAAATTAGTCTTTTTGGAAAAAAAGAACAAAAACATGGGATTGCCACCATTGGTTCCAACAGCAGTTCCGGCATATCTATTCGCTAGTATAATTAAATTGGGACTGGTTACTGTGCCAGCAACGGTAGCATTAAGAGCAAATCCTTGAAACGGTGTGTTGTTGGGGTCGTATATTGGTCTTTGTGTGCTGTTCCAACCAGATTCATAATTACCATAGGTATTTCCACGGCTGAATGTACGGGGGCGAGGTATCGTGGCACTATAAGCAGTAGCAAGTGTACTATAAGCAATATATTGATATGCACTCAATACATTGCCATGGCTGGTGTTGGCGCCTAATGTGTTATCTGCATTCAAATACCAACCAGTAAACGTTGCAGTTGGGTCTGTGGCAAAAAAAATGGGTTGATCATACAGAACACCTTGACTTGCTATGAAACCAGTTCTTACACCTCGGGTGGAAGGAAATTGCGCTTGAAATTGGCGACTGTAAAACTGAAATGTGGGGGCGATAGAATTACCAGAACCTCCAGTGGTAAATTCATATATTAATCCATTACTTGATGAGTCAGGGTATTTTTGTTCTTGTGTGCCTACGGCAAAACCTGGATCAATACTGTTAACAGCTCTGTAATCAAGAGTCCAGAATTCAGGTTCATCAATATAAACACCTGCAACACATCCCAGCGGTTCACCATTGCCGAAGTTGGTATCACCAAAAACGCCTGCCACCGGGTATGTGCCACTCAACACAGCATACTGTGTGCGTGTTGCATTAATAAAGATGTGTGGTCCTTTTGTTGTTTGTGTTTGACCTGATTCAGAAAAACCTGCCATGTTCAGATTCACTGTGCCTTTCAGGTCATAGAATGTGCCTGTGGTAGAACCTGCAGGTACTCCGCTGTGCTCTGGTAAAAATAACCAGCCTTGGGTACAATTGTCCCATATGTTCAATCGTTTCATGGTAACAATCAAATCATTGATCTGAACTTTGGCAGCATCTGTAATGGGTGTGCCTAGCTTGTTAAAATATGTCAGAGCTTCTGGTTCATAAACAATTCCGGTGTAGTATGTGGTGACTGGTGTTATCATGCCAAGCTACCTAATCCCCATACAAAATTATTATATTTGTATAGTAATGTGGAGGAGAAAGGTAATCGTACTTTTGATCCTGTTGCACACAATATTGGTACTTGTGTGGAAGATATGTGCAGGGTGTTAGTACCCAGAGTAACAAGAGTCACATTGAAATTATTGGAGAGGTTACTAGGAACAAGTACGCTAACAGAAGAGGTGGTGGTATCTACATGATATATGTTTCCATTGTCAGCGTCGGAAAAAGTATAACCATTTGGAAATTCAGCTAAAGTAATAGTTTTAGATATTCTGAATGTGACAAATGCACTAATAGCACAAAGAGTGGTGTAAGCTGAAGACCAATTGGCACTATTTGCACAAACGCTGGTATATGTGCTTCTCCACTTTATTGCATCAGCAGAAGCTGCTTGGCTATTCGTCCAACCTATAGATGTTAAGATATTTCCTGTATTTTCCCATCTTGCACTAAGATTATAAACAGTATCTGTTGTTGAATTCCATGCAGGGTAACCATCAATATTGCTATTCACCATTAGCAAATTGTCTTGTGTTATAAAGTCGTCTCCTGTTTCAGTTATTAAATAAGTAAACAATTCATTAACAGTTGCATCATAGAAACTGCTGTTTGCATTAAAAGAAGTATATGCTCCAGACCAATTGGCACTATTAGAATTCGTAGTAGTCCAATTGCTATTCCATTGATTGCTATTACCTCCATCTGCGTGGATAACACCTCTTGCACTCAAAGTAGCTGTTAATGTATCGGTTACGGTGAGCAGTATTCCTCTGTTACCTGCAACAGAAAAACGGGTAAGTGCGCTTGCGGCTTGAGCTAGGCTTGAAACTACCAGACCACCTGCGCCATCATATTGTATTTGTGAAGCGCTAGAGAGATTGGGAACAGATGAACTTCCTGCACTATCATTACTAAATGATATAACTCCAGACGCTGGAACTATTAATGTATTTGGCATATTATATTTCTGTCTGCAATTGAGGTATATCTTTTCTTATGGCTGTAAATGACCAGAAGAATTTATATTCACTTTTGTCAAACAGTTTCTTCTCACACTTGACTGTGAATGTGTTGTTATTCACATCTATATCATCCACAAACAATGTTTTGTTATGTTGATAATTAGTTAATTGAATATTTACACCCTCTTGATGTACAAGGCTGAAAATATAATCAGGAAGCGGGACTACAACTGAGTCACCGCATTTCACAGATCCATTGCCGGTTAATCGAATACCATGGTAAGGAGATTCCAAGCTTCCATATTGCAAATGCATGTCAGGTTTGGTGGGATGTGGAATATAGAATGACTTGGTTGCTGCTGCCACGTGATTGAAATATCCAATAGCTGAAGCACTGATATTACCAGTTACAGTTAAACCACTGCTGTTTACTCTTACACGCTCTGTACCTGCAATAGAAATTCCAATGTTGTTAGCGGCAGGTCTAAATAGACCTGAGTTGGTTTCATATCCAACATATACACTGGGAAATGCAGCACTACCATCAGCTGTTGTACCTATGACCCTGTCTGAAAGTACTCCCAGACTGGAAATATCCAGATTAGTATAGTTGTTTCTGGTATTGATACGGATACCATCACCGTCGCCAGTCAGGTATATGCCGCTATTGAAGTTAGTACCACTCAAAATAATGGCTGGGCTAGATGAAGAACCAGCTGTAGTTAGCACTATTTTTGGAGTGCTTAGTGTACCAGTCATGGTATCACCAGACAGTTTTACAAAGTTTGTGTTTACATAAGAAGTGCTGGCCCCGGATAGATAATTGGCACTATTATTAACAAGATTGGTATACGCAGTATTCCATTGATTGCTATTACCGCCAGAAGCAAACATAGTACCAGAAGCACTAAGACTACCGGTTACAGTTAGACTATTATTATTAACTTCTAAAACATTAACACGATTTGTATCGCCGCCTCCTGCACCAACCACAAACAATGCATTATTGTTTGGGTTATTATATTTTCCTACAACTGCTTGATAAGGTGTGCTGCTGAGTGAAATCAATCCTTCTCCACCCAAAGCCACCGAGTTGTCGCTGTAAACTGCATTATAATCACCCGCAAACGTACCAGACTTTTTGCCAAGTACAGCTCCGCGATATCCCAAACCATATGAGAAATCACCATATACTTCAGAGTTACCCAAGCCAACACATTTAACCATTCCACCGCTCAAGAAATTAGTACCATCAAAGTACCAAGGTTCCCGTTCAAAGTAAAATCCGGTGGTACCAAATGTGGGGCGGTGCACTGTGTCTTGAGTGCCACCATATAACAACCATCCAGCATTTCCTGCAGCACTTATGGGCCAGAATCTATTTTCAAATCCATATGAATCCATCAGATTGCACAATGCAAACTCCATGTCTGCTCCACTCACATTGATGACATAAGCATCAAAGTAACCAGTACGAACACCAGTAGGAAATGTGCCTTGTGCAAATGTATAAATTTTATCAGATGTGATGAAACCTGTACCTATTGGAGATGTGGATGGCATGGCAGTGGGTATCCACAGTGTCAGTGGTGAACCAGGTTTGAATCCGGAAAGAATAGATGATGTTGAGAAGCGAGCCAATGCATGCTTGGTCATGTTCCGATAACATCCAGTAATACCCACATATTGTGTGCTGGGATTGCTTCCTACCTGACTGGTAATTAGACTAACACCTGGATTACCACCATTAGTTCGTGATTGCAGATTTACAGCTTGAATACCTTTTTGAGCCGGTACCCAGTTACTACCTGAGCCAATAAAGAAATCAAACTGAAATGCGGAAAGACTTCCGCCATTTGATGAAACTTGAGTACATTGTGAATTGTAAATAACAGCTACAAGACCGACAAGACCTGGATTCAATGTTACACCCACAACAGAACCGGGAGTTATCAAATTATAATTACCTGCACCGAAAGTAGTATCCAATAAAATAACAACACCAGATACTCTGTCTGTGTTGGTTACAAGGCTGGCATTTCTGGTATCAAAATAACCACTTGTTGCAGCAATTGTAGTGCTGATTTGATATTGAGGAAGAGTGTGAACTAAAAATCTTTGAGTGTATGTGTTGCTACCATAATTATATACATTAAGACTTCCACCATTTGTCATTTGCCATGATTGTGTACTGTTGCTGGGTGCTCCTTGCCATTGAACGTGATTATGATCAGACCCTGCTGTGAAGTTGTTAATACCAGCACGGAATGACATGGCATGGGTTACTGCAGCGCGTCCATCACTCACAAAAGTGGTACCTGGATCCATTTGATCAACACCTTGGAGCCACATTCCATAGGTACCAAACCCAGGTAAGTTTCTTATGATATTATCATATGTTGGTGCGTGACCTTTGATAATAAAGCCACCCGGAGATGCAAACGTACCCAAAGAATCAAAATACAAAGAATTGTCAGTAAGTGTGGAACTTAATGCTACATAAGATGAATTTTTTACAAATGTGGCAAAGCTGGGTGAAAAGAGATTACCACCAGAACCTACACTCAAAGTACCCGTCATGGTATCGCCAGATATCTTTACAAAGTTTGTGTTTACATATGAAACGCTTGCTCCACTAAGATAATTGGCACTGTTATTAACAAGATTGGTATAAGCAGTGTTCCAGTTGGCACTGTTCTGAGTTATTGCTGTGCTGTTAAAACCACTTAAATACGCAGCACTGTTATAAATCAGATTTGTATAAGCAACGTTCCAGTTAGCACTGTTACTATGAACCAATAAATTTACCGCTGCATCACCACCACCGCCACCGCCACCTGAAAAAATATCCAAAAGATCAATACCACCAGATAAGATATGGCCATTGACATTCAGATTTCCGTTCATGGTACCGCCATTAGCATATTGAGTAGCTACCGATCCTCCTCCCCCTCCAAGATCCAGTATACGTTTGGCATAACCCATGGTGTCTTCTGCCACCCGTTTAACTTGAGAATCTGTATATTTTTTGCTTAAAGAAAGAATATCATTCTTTGCCTCCATCAACAATTGACCATCCTTGGGCAATTGATCCAATTTTTCCTGAACAAGTTTTATTTTTTCATCAAGAGAAGGTGTTCTTTCATTCAATTCACTTACGGTTTTTTCCAGTAATTCCTTTAAATCCTGTACATTTTTATTGAAATCTTTTTGAAGAGAGGATCTTTCTTTGGATATGAATTTGTTGATTTCATCACCAACATCTGTTTTCTTTTTTTCCAAATATTCATTTACAATATTTTCATTGGTGCTGTTTATTTCTTGAATTAGTTTTTCTTTGTATTGTTGAAGATCCACAACAAACTTTTCATCAAACAGTTTTTTAAGTTCATCAGATTTATCAACAATTTTGGATACAAAGTCCTCTCCTTTGTTTTCTAATAACTCAATCAATTCAGTCTTGCGTTCATCAATTCGTTCTTCAATAAAAATTTTTAGTTTTTCAATGCTATCATTTTCTATATTTTTAATTTTTGTATTGAAGTCTTTTTTAATTTCGTTTGTTTGTTCAACAAATACACTTTGTATAGAATCGTTGTAATCTTGAATTTTTTCGTCAATTATATCTTGTTTGGTTTTTAAATTTGTATCGAGAATTTTTTGTAATTTTTCAAGATTTTTTCTGTTAAAATCTTCCAATACTATTTTGATATCCTTACCATGAATTTGTTTTTGCTCATCCAATTCATTTTCAAAATTCTTTAGATTTATACTAAGCTTTTCTTTGATTGTATTTTCTTGTTTTTCTGAAACATTTAAAAATTCTTGAAGAAGACTTTGCTTATAATCATTAATCTTCTCTTCTATGATTCTTTCATTTTTTACAATCTGTTTTTGCTCTTCCAGTTCTTTTCTTTCCTTAACAAGTCTTGCTTTTTCCTCTATCAGACTCTGCTCAAGTTGTTTTGCTTTCCGGATATATTCCTGATCCTGTTTTATTTTGTTTATGCTTTCAGAAACATCCAAGGGTTTTGCAGGTTTGACCTGTGCTTTACTAGTTTCAACTATCAGTTGTTTCTTTTCAGGAAGCTTGAATGAATCCGCAACAGATGTTTCACCTTTTGGATTAAAGGTTGAAAATGGAGTTTCTCCTTTTTCATTTAAAATTACCTGAAACTTTACATTTTTGTATGTTTGACCATCCGGAGTAGTAACATCCGTAATAATATATTTTTTATTATTTTCAGTTACGTATTTATGTACAAAATCTTTATCCTTTGTGCTAAAATTGCCTGTTTCAAACAGTTCATCTCTAAAGCTTTTACAAAATATAACATTTTGACCATTAACATCTTGTATAAGATTAATGGGTATTCGTTTATCTAAAACTACCTTGATATGATCCACTTGGTTATTTATATATTTTATTCATGTTTCAAGGCTATTGACATTATATCTTAATAGTTTATAAAAGAATCATGAGTGAAACATTTAAGGTAAAAAAACACAAAGATGGTGGTTGGGAAATCTTTGGAATAGATTCCAAAACCAAAACAGAAATGCAAATTGGTTATATCGGAGAAAATCTTCCTGTGGAAGCTTATGCGCCTCCTGGTTCTCAAATTCAAAAATGAGATGGATGGTGCTGGCTTTGACTTTTGCATTGGCTGGCTGTTCTACAACCGCTAATTCCAAAAAAAGAATGGGTCCGGGAATGCATGAAGATTCCCAGGATTTACGGGTGGGTGGATATGTTAACTGATATCCTTATATAATTTCTTATAAGGATTATCGCCAAAATAATCGTTCAGATCTTCAGCATATTCATCATTATCAAATGATGATAACGGTTCATTTACTGTTGTCATAATCATCCCAGTTTTGTTTTTTGTCGCCGTAATATTCCCGGGCATATTTGTTTTCCAATAGTAGTTGTCGAAGACTTTTACCGTCCATTATAACATCGCCCAGCAATCTTCCTCCATACTTGTCCCAGGATAACACTTTAATTTTAATATCTTTGGCATTTTGCAAAAGATTCTTTGTGAAAGAACTGGCCTGTTCCCCCATCTTTCTTTCATGATCATCTTGCGCCCTCCATCCTTTTTCAGGTGTATCCACACCATATACCCTGATATATAAATGATTACTCAGTTCAACTGGTAAAAAGTCTACCTGCACTTCCACAGTATCGCCATCCACGGCTTTTATCACTTTCCATGAGTAAAGATTGTCTGGTTCAGCATGACATAAGCATGCAAAACCTATTATTAACAAAAACTTTTTCATTATTAATTATTTACAAAATAACTAAATAATAGAGTGAGGTTCGAACAATTATTATATAAAAATTATTTGGCTATTAATGAGGATACATTCTCGTCTGAGAACGATTGTACACTACTCAGCATTTCTAAACCGAATAGCAAAATACCGTTTTATAACCTAAATCTTCCGGCTGGTTATACTTGTCCGTTTGCTGACAAATGCTTGAGCAAAGCAGATCGGGAAACAGGTAAAATCAAAGAAGGTGAAAAAGGTGAAGATGAGTACCGTTGCTATGCAGCTTCACAAGAAGCTGTTTATTCCAACACAAGAAATCAACGCCACAATAATTTTGATCTGCTTCTTTCCAAAAAAACATCAGATGAAATGGCAGATTTGATCGTAGATTCTATTCAAGCTGAAATACCTATGCGGGAAAAGATTTTCCGTATTCATAGCAGTGGAGACTTTTTTAACCTGCAATATCTACAAGCTTGGATCAAAGTGGCGGAACGCATGCCCAATATAAAATTTTATGCTTATACCAAAAGCATTCCGTATTGGGTTGCTTTAAAAGATCAAATACCAAACAATCTTATCCTGACAGCATCTTTAGGAAGCAAACATGACAAATTGATCATGGATAATAATTTAAAATATTCAGTAGTTGTGTTTAGTAATGAAGAAGCTGAAAATTATGTGTTGCCCAAATATTGGCAGGAAAAGCTTGGTCGAGAAAAAGGTTTGGTGGTTGATCATGATGACCATATGGCATATGAAAACAACGAACCGTTTGCATTGTTGATACATGGTGTTCAACCCAAAGGGACGGTGGCAGCTGCAGCTTTAAAGAAATTGGGTGGTATTGGTGGTATCAGCAGTTACAGCAAGAAATAATATAAATATTAATATGGGCTGGGAATACTTTTTAATCGGTATTGGAATACTTGGATGTGTATTTTTGGCTGTTTGTAAGTTTCTTTTTTCAAAAGACAATGAAAATCTTGATGTGTATTACACCAAAGAAGTACAGGAAACTGAGGAATTTTTACAAGCCAAACAAGTGTTTGTCAGGGATCCTAGTGAATATCACGACAAGGATAAAGATGGTGTGGATGATATTTTGGAAAACTAACTATTGCTTTTCAAAACAATCTTTACCGGCTTGATGCTCAAAAGTCAATAATCCGCAACGGGCAGATTTGATATTGGTACAAACTCCATAATCGCAGTCAATCTGTGTTTTTATATTATATAAAGGTCTGAAATGTTTGCATCCACAACTGCAATCAGGATAATCTTCTTTTTCGTTTTCCCAACGTTTCACCTTTCCCCACGGCAAATAATCAGTTGCCCGTTTGCAAAGAACGGTTTGAAGGTTTAATTCTGGTTTGTTTATATTATTTGGTTTCAGAATTTCCAGAATCTTCTTCATCCGTATCCTCATCGTTATAATCCTCTACTGCATCATGTAATATGATTTGAATAAGAAAAAATACTGCCAATGCCCACCACCAACCGCTTACAGGATTTTCTTTAATGAAAGTCACATAAGCAAAAAGTCCCATGACAAAACAAGCCAGAAATGTTGCACTCCATGTTCTCATAGTTTTTTTCTCCTTTTAACATGGATATGGTTGATCATAGTATTTGCCATGTCAATCACACCATTAACATAACCAGAGTTTACATTATTATACATACACAACAAACCAAACTTTTCTTTCACCTGAGTAAATTCCACTTGAGGGTATTTGTCAGAAATATGTTTATTATTGTCAGTCATGGTTTGAATACATTGACAAGCAGCATATATCACATCAAACCATTCATCCGGACATTCAATGCCCCAACACATGCAGGTCACACTCATGTCTTCATCTTTTTGAGCAAACAACTTGGGAAAATCTTTAAACAGTTTGTCTTGTAATTCTTGTTTCATAATGCTTCCACAAGTTCTTCTTCATTCACATTTTCAAATTCCACCTCTTCAAGAGGAGCAAATCGTTCACTGTTGAAACCCAGTTCCTGGGGTCCACTTTTACAGGTGGGATCAATTGGATTTTTTACTTCATTCAAAATAATACCCACGCTTCCTCCGTCTTTGTCTTTAAGATCTTCTTTTCCTATATAAACATCTCGAACAGTGTATGTGATATCCTTTTTAGGCAATTGAGCATACAATTTATAAACCCAAGCTTCAAAAGCATCGTTTATGCATACAACCTGTTGACCTTTCATAAACATGAAAGGATAGTATCAAAATGTTTTATTTTGTCAACAGATTGAATTAATAAAAAGAATGATAAGATAAATCATGATTAAACACGTAGACATAGTATTTGGACTTTGTTGGGGAGATGAAGGTAAAGGAAAGATAACTTACAATCTCTCAAAGAATTATGATTATGTCTGCAGATGGAATGGGGGAAGCAATGCAGGTCACACCATTTATAAAGATGGTAAAATGTATAAAACCCATCTTGTACCTTCTGGTATTTTCAATGAAAAGAAATGTATTATTGGTCCCAACTGTATTGTGCATCCTGAATCATTTTACAAGGAAATCGAATATCTTAAAGATGTGGGTGTGGATACACATCTCATCAAGATTGCGCCAAATGCCCATGTTATCACAGACAAGCATATTGAATATGACAACAAACATTTAAAGGAAAAGCTTGGAACAACCGGTAAAGGTATTGCTCCATGTTATTCTGATAAAATGCTTCGTTGCGGAACTCTTGCCAAAGATGCAATTGATGCAAAATATATCTGGGATGGTGAATTGAAAGGGAACGTTCTTTGTGAAGGTGCCCAATCATTCTGGCTAGACATTAACTTTGGTGTTTATCCTTATGTTACCAGCAGTGAAACCCTTCCTTATGCTGCTTGTAGTCTTGGATTTTCACCTCGCAAGATCCGGGATATCATAGGCGTTTGTAAGGCATATGATACCAAGAGTGGTTTGGATCCAAGATTCCCGGAAGATTCAGTCAAGGATCCAATGTTCAGCAAAATCATTGAAATCGGACATGAATATGGAACAACCACGAACCGCAAGCGCAAGGTGAATTGGCTGAATCTTACTCTTCTTAATTATGCGATTGAGAAATCAGGCTGTGACATCATTTACAGCAACAAATGGGATGTGCTGGATAAGGTTAAAATGTATAAAATTATTCACAATCACACTGTGATTGAATTAGAGAACAAGGAAAAAATGATTCAATTCTTCCAGGAGAATTTATCTAAAGAAATTAAGAAGATTCATTATTCGGCGGATCCTGAAAATATCTGATTTGTTTTTTCTGCGATTAATCTCATCAAGAATTATTACCTGTACTTCACATAGATAACTCTTGGGTATGCAACTGCCATCCCCATTTTCAATTTTTTGATCTTGCCATGCTTGGGCAATACCTAACCCAAAATATATTGTCTCAAGTTGTTCTGTTGTAACCTTCATCCCTACAGGATACCAGAACTATTATTTTGTCAATCTATCTATCCACTTAGTCCTATGATTACAAACCCAATCCAAAAGAGCCCGTTCAAACCCTACATCCCTTCCTTCCCGTTCACTCATATACCATTTATTTTTTAAAATCTCTTCCCTTTCTTCTGAGAATCTTTTATATAAATCAGAGTTTTTAATCATTTCTGAAATTCCACCTATCACACCAGCACCGCCACTTTGATTGCTTATATACATATTTACTCACTTTTTCTTCAAAATTATACCTTTGCAGTCTATTTTTGTAAATTTATTGGGTTGACCGATATAATATAAAAGTTTCACAACATCTTTCAGCTCTTCCACTTCTTTTTCAAGCTTGGTAATTCGTTCCAGAATCTTTTCTTTCTTTAGATTCACTTTAAGATTTAATATAAAATCTTTTGTTCCAGTTTAAACAATAAACTGGGAATTCTTTGGCTATATTTATGGGCCAATCTTAAAGCTAATTTTACAGGCTTGTTATAAACATTATTCAAGATTTTATAAGATAGTTTGCTTACCTTTTCGCTATGAAGTCGCATTTCTTCTGCCCACTTATGTTCCACCATTAATCTTTCAGAGTAAGTCGTATCATCTTCTCGTTTAGCATTTACCAATTTTATGCTTTTAACTTTTCCTTTGATTACATTGGCTTTATAATCAATGCTGTAATAACGACCATCTTGCTTTGCTTTTTCATAAGCATAAAACTCCACATCACCCGTATGATTTGTTTTTTCCCATATTCTGCTGTTTACTTTTAATCGAAAAGATCCGAATTGTTTACCATATGTTTTAATATCCTGCTTTTTTTCTTCAGGAGTGCTGTCCCGGTATTCAATACGTTCCACAAACAAATCTCCGTTCTTTTTAATTGTATAGGTAAGAAGTGCATTTTCCAAATCTTTGGTTTGATATTCCAATCGTGTCAGATCGAAATCCTTTCCCAGAAATTTTTCAATCAGCTTGTTTGTAGGCAACTTGGTTTCTACTTTGATGGTGTCGAACATTCCCATGGTATTTCTCCTTTTTGTTTATTTAGCGGTAAAATATAACTTTCAACTGTCTGTTTCAAATATTGTAAAAATCTTTGCTCATCATATTTTGGTAAATTAACAATACTACGTGTTTTTGCACTATTCAGTTTATAACAAATATCATGACCAAGCCGATCCTCCACAAAACTGATAAGACTTTCTGGTTTGTTTAATATTTTTAAAATATGTTTAGCCAAAGAAATGTTATCTAATCTATAGGCAGAACCAATATTATATATTTCTCCAATTTTACCCTTTTCACTGAGATCAATAATGGCATTGGCATGATCATCCACATATATCCATTCCCTCACATTCATTCCATTACCATAAACCGGTATGTTTCTGTCATTCAAAGCACTGTTTAAAACAACCGGTATGAATTTTTCAGAATGTTGTCCAGGCCCATAGTTGTTGCAACACCGAGTAACTATCACTGGAAATTTGTTGGTGTGATAAGAAGCCAGAACAATAAGATCTGAACTTGCCTTCGTCGAGCTGTATATGCTACTAGGTTTGAGATGGTCTGTTTCCTTGCTTGGATCTGAATCAATATTCAACGATCCGTACACCTCATCAGTGCTGACATGCATAAACTTTTTATATTTGTTTTGAAGACCAAAAAGAATATTGAATGTACCTGTTACATTTGAATCTACAAAACCATTAGGAGAAGTGATGCTTCGATCCACATGACTTTCAGCTGCAAGATGAAACACACAATCTATCGGTTCAGAAACAGTAGCACAAAACACACCTAGCCATTTTCTATCGGATAGATCCAGTTCAATAAATTCAACATCATAGGATCTAAGACTTTTTTTGTCAGACCCTATTCCAAGCTTGTCCAAAACAATAATATGAGAATCTGGATACCTGTTGCGCAGATTCTTGACCAGATGTCGGCCAATGAATCCTGCTCCTCCTGTTACAATAAATGTCATTTTAGCCATATGCTTGTTGGATCAAAAGTTTGTGTATCTAGGAAATCCCATACTTTCCATTTATTCGTTCCTTTCATACTTTCAATAACATTATTAATTAATGCACAAATATCTTCCAAATGCCATACATCATCCATCAGTTTTTTTCCATGATATCGGCTACGATGAGCTACATGATCTGCATAACTGTATGCAAAACCACAGAAAGGAGGAATTACACAACCCAAACCGCAAAGAACACCTTGAATTCTGCTTGCAACTTCTTGACCTCCCACAGAGTGCATTGTCACAATTGCTCCTGCAGGTTTTCCTAAAAGATGTTTCTTTCCTTCCAATTCAGTCATTTTTTCAAAAAGACTTTGCATGGGACTTCCCCAGCTTTGCCAGTATGTTCCTGTACAAAAAACAAACGCATCACTGGTTTTTATGTATTTTCTCACAAGGAGCCAATTAAAACTGGGTGTGAGATGAATAACCCGTACTTTTATTTCTGGATCGATTTTATTAATGGTTTTACGTAATTTCTTAATAAGATTATGTGTATTTCCAGTCCGACCTCCAAGAGATCCATTAATGATTGAAATGGTATATTTCTTTCCTTCGGTCATGCTTCTTTTATAGCAATATGGTTTACATAAGCAACATTTTTATAAATAATAAAATGGTACAAGCATGGTTATGGGGTTTATTGCTAAAAATTGAAGAAACTGCTGAAAAATTTGTATCAATTGTTATAAAAATAAAATGATTAAAAATAAAGCAGATTTCATTATGGGTATTGGTTATGTCTATCACGATGACAAAGGCAGGCGGTATGTTTTTGACACAAAACATGAAATGAATAAATTTATACAAGAATTAAGGAATAAGAAAGAAAAGCCCAAGCCCAAAGATGATTATGATAAAATACGAATTGCCAACTTTAAACCTCAAATAGAATTGTTGCACCGCAGGGGTATTGGAATTTAATTGACACAACATTCATTGTCTGTATAACAAAAGAATGCGTCGAGGCATTTGTTGTATTGTTCTTAGCTTGCAGGATATGGTTGAACCTAAAAAGTTCAAAACCATGACTTATAAAAAGTTCAGCAGCATGAACCGCAAAGATGGTTTGCAAGATCTGGGTAATCGCATTCTTAACAATATGATGGTGACAGGTGAAGCCATCAAATTCTGTTATCAAAACAATTACACTTATCGTCTGAGCAGTGATTTGTTTCCGCTTATCACATATGACAAAGCCAAAATACGATTGGAAGATTTGCCTAATTATATGGAAATATCTGATACCATTCTGCTTATTCGGGATTATCTAAAAGAGCATCCTGTTCGCTTATCATCCCATCCCAGTGAATTTAATGTGTTGGCCACCGAGAACAAAGATGCATTGAATCGCACCATTAATGAACTGAACTTCACTGGTTGGTTTCTTACCCAATTGGGTTGTCCTTTGGATTACAACAGCCCCATCAACATTCACATCAACAACAGTAGGGGCAACTTTGATGATATTGCTAAACGGTTTGTGGATAATCTAGGATCATTAACAGAGGATGCTCGTAAACGATTGGTTGTGGAAAATGATGATAAAGGCAAATGCTGGAGTGTACGCAAACTTACCCGTCATCTTTATCCTGTGTTTCAAATGCCTTTGACGTTTGATTATCTGCATCACAAATGCCATCCGGATGACATGATTGAAAAAGATGCATTTGGTTTGTGCAAGGACACTTGGCGGGGATATCGTCCTTTATTTCATTATAGCGAAAGCAGGGAAGGCAAAAATCCTCGGGCTCATGCTGATTATGTGAAACAACTTCCTGATACCTACGGACTGGATGATATTGATATTGATTTTGAATTTAAAATGAAAGACAAAGCTTTTATTAATATAAATTAAATCGCTTCAATAATATTCATTGATGCTAAAAAATGCCTATTGTCATCGCTGTCCATAAATCTAATTTAGTTGCGCTATCCAATCTTTGAACACACATAGTTAAAGTTTTTCCATTTGCAGACAATGGTATGTTGCTTAATGTACTCTCAGCTTCTGAGTTCTTACCAATCACAATGCCACTATGTCTTTTTGTTCCACCTGTAAAACCGTTGGGAGTATTGCTTCCAAATGCATCAGTATAGAATCGGTATTCAGCATCTGTATTTACAGAAGAAAAAGCTGGTACTGTGCCCGTTATTGTTGCATCCTCATACCACACATACCCTATAGTGCTTGAATTGGCATTATTGTTGCCTAATTCATATTCTAATATTTTTACAATTTTAGATGCAGTGTTTTTAGCTCTTATTGTAATCATAGGAATTAAATCATCAGACATGGTCCAACCACGATGAGTAAAAATACCGAAATTATGAAATGTATAAATTTCTGGTACTTGTTCTAATATAGTGGCAGTTACATTTCCAGACACCGGAGACACACCATATGTTTTTACTGCAACAGCACCTACTCTCGTTATTCCTATCGTGTCGATTTGTGTTACCTGTGCATAAACATCATTTCCTGTGCTATGATCAATGATGCCTACATCCCCGATGTTTACATTGCTTGCACTAAGTGTTATGTTGAAATCCTCTGGATTAGCAATATAACTTAAAACTGCATATTTTGGAAATACATCAACTGAAGAAATTGGAGGATACGAACAACCTGGAGGAAAAAGGGTACTATCAAGATATCTTAACTTTGTTACAGAAATTGCAGGATACCGAGTGTCACCCGGACTGTATTGTACAAATTTACCATACTCAGCCGTCTGATAATTAGACACTACATTGGTGGTGTAACTCACCAAAATATTTAATAAATTAAATTATTAATTACTGAATTTCGCCAGGATTATAACCCAGCTCTTTGGACACATCAATCTCATCTTCACCAGTATCTTCATCGCTGTCTAGAGTTTCTACTTCCTTGGGTTCTTCAGTTTCAGGAGCGGCTTCGCCTTTTTTGGTTAATATGCCAAAAGCTACAAGATCATCCAATATGGCTTTTTCTTGCTTTCCGGCAGGAACATCTGGAAGTTGTTTGGTTTGAGAATCTTCCCTATAATTCTGAAGGGAGCGAACAATATCACCCAAAGATTCTGATCCAGGAATTTCATCCGGAAGATATTTTGCAAAACTGCGATAAAACTTTTGAAGACCAACTGGGATTTTAGCAAAATTAACGTTTAGATTCTTTTCAAAATCCGATACGGCCAGCTTTTTGCTGATATAAGCTTCAAAAATAAGTTTGCTGTCATTGTTCATTTCTTATAATATATTTAGTCTTGTTCCGCATCAGAAGCTGTTTTTTTGGATTTAAGAATTAATCCCTGAACAATACGTTCTCCTTCTTTATCTCCTTTGAATACCTTTTTGATATCTTCAATAGGAAGGGCAAGAACGCTTTGATACACAAAAGGAATATACTTTTGATCTTCAGTGCCTACCAATTCAAATATTTTGTTCCAAAGTTCAGGTCCAGCAATCGTATCTGTAACTTCCTGTTCAATCACATCCTTCTTGAGTTTACGTTCCACTGCAGCTTCTGGAACACTCTTGTCCGGATCAATTGCCAAATATTCATAAATTCCTTTAACAATCTCATGAACCAAATAAGGAAATGTTTTGGCTAATGCTTTGATTGTATAAATGTCACCTTCTGGAACAACTTCTTCACTTCCTTGGGCAGCAGCTTCAATCATGGGCAAGCTGAAATTTTCAATTGGAGGTGCAACAAAATAAAACAATTGAGCAACAGTTGTTATTAATCCATAATTGTAAATTAAACTTTTGTCCATTTCGTCCAGTTGATTTTTAACAAGATTAAAAAGATAAAGTTTGCTGACAGCATTTCCCTGCATGAGTGTGTTGGCCAAACGACGACGCAATTTGGTTTCAGTATCATCAAAAAGATTTTCTGCCACAATTTGATTCAGTTCTTCCAAATCAGAAAGTCCTTCCACATCTGGAAGCAGTTTGTCTTGGGCTTCTTGTTCAGATTGTGTGACTGCATTTTTGAGATCAGGTGTTCCCAGTTTGGCAACAATCTTGAGACGGTTAGAATCCACCAGCTTTTTAACAAATTCAAATTCAGGAAGATCCAGCACAACTTGAACAGCCATCTTTTCCAACTTGGCTTTGTTTGCACTTTCCACTTCACTGATTTTATTGAATGCAGCAAAAACCTTGGATACCAATTGAGGAAAATTTTGTTGTGTTACCGGAGCTTTGGTATAATGCTGTATTCTCTCTAGCAATTTCTGATAAGCATCTGAAACAATCAATTCATAATAATCCTGTGCTTTTTCCGGAAGCACACCCAATATTTCTTCGGTTCCAGCTTCAAGCTGTTTGCGTTTCTCTGGATCGATCAGATCAGGTTGTTCACCTGTTTCAATTGCTTCCCGGAAGTTTTTCATTATCAGGATAGGTTTTTGCGATATTTGAAAAACAGATTAACGTCAGGATTGCGTTTCTTTTCTTCAGCTTCTTCCTCTTCTTCGCTTCCTTTTGGAACAAGACCTTTTGGACGAGGTTGAAAACCAGGACGCGGTTCAAGAGGGTTGCGACGAGGCGGAGATTTGGGTTCAGTGCTGGGCTTTTCAGTATCAGGCTTCACATCCGGCTTTTCAGTAGGAGGTGCTGCCGGAGCAGGTTGCTCTGTTAAATATTTTGTAAATAAATCCTTGAAGCTTTTCATTAATATTATTTAATCTTTTTAAACTAAAATAAGGTCAATTAACCTTATCAATTACCTTATCAACAATGCTATCGGCAGGTTTACCTTCTTTACGCCAACTGTTAAGAATTGCATAATACACCAAGTATTGAGGATCCATGATATACAGCTTGTTTCCTTTTTTATCACTAAATTCTGTGACACCATCATTTTCTTTCAATTCCACACCTTTATAACTCTTGAATTTAACGTGATATGCTTTGACAAGAGTATTGTATCGCAAAACACCAAAGGCGGTTAATATTCCTTTACCATCATCAGTAAATCCGATAAAACCGCTGTTTTGCACATCATAACCTGTGGGTGTACTGGCATCATAACTGGCCACTTCATCCTTGATCTTGTCAGGTGTCACAGTGCTACACCCTGCAATCAAAAGACTACTCAGAGAGAAGATTGCGAATTTCTTTAACATCCTTTTCCTTTATGGCTTTTTCTGTTTTGCTTGTGTAATCCACTTCTTTTTGTTTTTCGTGACGATCCTTCATTTCAGGAGTGTTCTTGGCATTAAACAAATTATTGATTGCACTGAATACTTGGGTTATGGCCGTAAGCACTGCGGTTACTATGTTTGTGGGCATATTGTTACTTATCGCTTATTTTAGGCAAATCAACTTTAGGTTCTTCATCTCTTTTAACATCACTGATGGTTTGATCAATAAATGCCCGCCATGCTATGAATCCTTGTAAAAAAAAGTTTATAATTATTTGTGCATATATTACGGGGCTTATTTCATTAAATTGCTTAAAACCGCTCAGATCTGACATAAGGGCTGTCAGAGATGCTATGCTTATGTAAAGAAAACCCCTTAAGAATATTTTTTTAATTTTGAATCTCTTTGCCATCAATAGTATTTAGCAAAGAAATTACCTCATCTTCAAGAAATGGCATGCCTATTTTTTTCCAAATTCCTTCAAAGCTTTCATAATTTTTTATATTTTTTCTTTTGAGCCAATACACTGTTAAACGACTGGGTTTCTTTCCGGTCATTTTGGAAAATATATGAGCATATAAACTCAACTGAAGAGCATATGTGAAATATTCGTTGCAAGGCAAATGACTAATAGGATCCATGAAATGACTGCTTTCCCACTGACTTGTTGAATATGAAAACTTTTTGTTTGTTTTATAATCAATCACTTCAAAGAAATTATTATCGATATATTCTGCAATAAGATCTGCTGTTCCTGCAATATGATGATCCATGTCATAAATCATGGTTTCACTCAATACTTTTTTATCCTGAAGCCGATGATCCAGGTTCATTTTTTTCACAAAAGGTTTCAGGCTGTCATCACATTCTTTTCCTTCCAAATGATTTTGGATGTTGTTATGAATACGGGTGCCAAAACTTGTTCCTTTGTTTTTAATTTCTTCCCATTCATTCAAAACTTCCTGTTTTACAACTCCTCGTCGCAAGGCTATGCGTTCCGCTATTTTCTCAAAATCAGTTTTTGGTTTAAATTCTCCAATAAAAGTTGTTACACTTTTAAACAATTGACCATCTGATATTCTTGTATATGAATGTTTCTCTGCATCAAAAATAATTGGACAAGAAATTGACATCCATCGTTTATAACATAAGATAATTTAAATTCAATGGCACATGGCACATCGTATACCAAAAACATCAAAAAATTTAAAGGTTGCAAAATCGGCACCTTCAACAGAACAAGTCTCAAAACTCGCTTACTCCTTGGTAAAGCATGTAATGACCGCATGCCTGGATTCAGAAAAGCATTATTCTGGGGAGTGGTATGCAGAGGGATACAAATGGCACCTGACACGCTCCATCAGGCATGCAACAAACTCGTTGATGCTGGTAGAGAATTTGGACAAAGACTGCAGCAACGAAACCGCCCTTGATCATGCCAAAGGTGCTGCCATACGAGCATTGATGGCAGTTGTTTGTTTACAAAACAAGATCAAATAATTTTACGGACTTTCACGCCGTAAAAATCAAATATCTCCAAACCTTCTGGATCTGTTATATAATCCTCACCATATATCACTTCTGGAACACCCCACGCACATATCATACGGGCACAATAATTGCAGGGTAAAAGTGTGCTGGCTATTAATCGGCATTCACCCCGTTCAAAAAGACTAAGAAGATTTGTTTCGGCATGTATCATGTATTTTCTTCGTTCATCTCGATCATTCCAAAAATTTTCATCCACATTTTTTCCGGATGCAAGACCATTATAAGCCACACCCAGAACACGATTGTCGAAAGAAAGAGCACATGCTCCTACTTTTTTGTGAGGATCCTCACTTCTTTTGCTTGCTTCGATTGCAAGATTCAGAGCATATTTATCCCAACTTAAACGCATGCTGAATTATAACATATAAAATATATTTTCAACAAACACCACCAAAAGTTATCTAAATACTATTATGGAATCGGTTGCAAAAATACTGACAGAAAACAACAAGCATCTTTCTGATGCACTATATGTTGGGTATGATGATGAGAATGATACCGTTCTATTGGTATGTGAACATGCATTTATTGAAAAATTTCAAAAGATGTTCAGCAAATATGGCAATCAGAGTGTTTATTTCGAGGAAACTGAATCAGCAGGGATAATGGTTTATATATAAATTATTCCAAGTCTTCCAAAAATTTTTCCCCTATACCAAAAGTTTTTTCTAGAATTTGTTTTTCTTCCTTGTTTAAAAACAATCTGCCCACATTGTTTCCTTCAATATACAAATCTGCATGTACTATCCCGTTGGATAGTTTGGAAATAATGTCTAATTTTACCGATTGGTTCAATTTAAAAACTTTATGCTTGAGCTTCAGTCCAAGATAATCGGGATTGTACAGGGATTGTTAAAGAAGTATTAAAACCACTGGAAAGTGGTGTTACTAATACGTGCAACACGTCAGGACCGTCTGGATATACGTCTTGTGCAGAGGATGAAACAAAATTGCTTATTCCACCTCCCAAAATACTGTTACCCAAATCTCTTACAACTGTAAGATCCTCAACCTGTCTGGGACCTGCTGCAAAAAATCCATAAATTGATTCACCACCGACTACTGAAACAGCAGCAGTTCCTGTATAATAACTGATTTGTGCAAGGCTTGATCCTCCAATGGACTGCCAAGGATAATTGACAGGTCCTGCAGGAGTTAACAGTTTTCCATTCAAATTAAGTTCAACACGAGCAATTGGATTATTGGATACATTATTAAACACAGGCAAACTAATATCCATGGATTGAAGTTTCAATTGCATTCTGTTGATCACTTCTTTAACTCCCAATGCACCAGTTCTTCCACTGTCAACACTAGGGGCAAGACGCAAACTCATAATAGCATTTCTTATTCCAGGAACTATAGATGTTGGAGCAGTATTTCCTGCATTAAATGAATAAGACAAATCATTATCAAATCTTCCATCCATGATAACACTGCTTCCCCAATGACTGATTACAGCTGCGGGTGTTCCTGAAATTGCAGGGGTTGTATTGTTAAGAGCTGCAAGTTCTATTACAACAGGAGCTGTTGGTGAATATGTGAATGTGGTTGCTACGGTTCCTCCAGCTTGTGCTCTGGTTAGTCCTGTGAATGTTGTGGCCGTTTTTCCTGTGTATGCAATATATTCAATTGCAGCGGATCCACTTGGGAATGTTGTAGCATCTGTTACACGCAATAATCCTGTTGATGGGAAATTGCTAGCATCGGCAACATTCATTGTGGTTGTTTCAGAACTGGCAAGTGTAGAAGCCAATGATGTTGAATTAAGGAAAGAATTTACTTCATATCGGGCCGGTAAATTTCCAGAACGGAAATATGCCTCGGTATTAACATTGTTATTAACCATTTTATGGCAATAACTGACATTTCCATTTGCAGATCTCATTCCCCATCTTATGAATCCTGCTCCATACCATGAGTAGTCAATATAAAGCATCTGCATTTTTGATAAGTCAACAGTATAACCACTTGGACCTGTTCCGTTAAATTTGTCAATGTTCCAAGCACTTTGAGGAACTTTAGTATCTATAGTTTTACTAACAACCGCAAACGATGGAGATACAATTGAAGGACCTCTGTATTCAGGACTAATCAATAATTGCGTTTGACTTATAATGCTTGTTACGCGATAGCTGATTCCTTTTATTACAATAAAATCTCCGAACTTCAATTGATCAGCAAATCTTGTATTTGTTCCGGTAACAATATTTTGTCCGCTTAATACGCTTACATTTCCTTGAATTTGATATGTACTGTTTCTACGAACAACATAAAGATTTTGTCCGTCAAATTCAAAAAATGCACCGTTTTGATTATCAAACATTCCAACACGAACAGTTCCATTATACCAAGAATTTGCTCCTGCAATTATAAAATTATTTCCGGATGCTGAAGCAGGAGAAGTTGGTGTTCCAGCAATAGTATATGTAAATGAAAGATCATTCGGAACCGAAGCAACTGTGAATATTCCGTTATAATCGGATTGAGCAGCACCAGAAAGATAAATTTGAGATCCTGGAACCATTCCGTGAAGATTTTTTGTATTCACAGTTACCACCCCACCTGAATATGTGACTTGATCTAAATTGAAATTGGGCTTTAAAAGGGTTCCTGTGCTGAATTGAATTCCTTTTCCGGATTGATAACGGAAATATCTACGGGTTTGACGAATGTGTTGTGCATTCGGTGTATAAGCTCCATTTGAAAATTGTATTCCACCATCATATGCACGATGAAGAGAGAACCCTGCAGGACGAGAATACACGCAATTTGCTGGTGAAGTTGTAACTGCGGTGCCTGTTCCAATTGCAACTGTAGGTGTATCATTTGCACTAAATGTGAATGATCTGGTATTTGGTGTTGTTAATACAACGTGAGAACCAGATGGTCCAGGTGAAGTTGCACAGTAAACGTTTGAAACGAAAATTAAATCGCCAACATACAAATTATGTGCTGAAACTGTAGTACAAGTGATTATACGAGGATCTGCCGGTGCTGCACCTGCATTAAAAGTAAAAGCTGTGCTATTTCCAGTATTCACCGGAATAGAAGCGCCAGAATAAAAACTACAAGGGAATGTTAAAGTTTTTGTGTAATCATAAATCGTTCCAGGTGCTATTGAATTTTTAACTGTATATTTGTATGCCGATGTATATCCAGGTCCTACCGTATAATATTCAGATAGATAAAAACCGTTTGCATTATAATCTGTGGCATCCTGAACATAAATTACAACAGGATAATTATTTGTTCCGTATGATACTCCTCCTGTAGGAATGCTTCTATCAAAAAAACCACCAAAAACGGGTTGACCTGTTAACGATACAGACCTTGAACCGTTTGCGGAAAGTGACCAAGTATTGTTTGGTATAATAAACGGAGTTGTTGAATCATAAAAAACTGTTGGTTTATTATTCAGAAGTTGAACAAATTCCCATTTGGTGCTTTGTAACCCATATTCAAAATCGGTATCAATCAAAGATTGTGGTTGGCTAACTCTGCTTTTGTTGACTGGATCAAAATATTCCTCTTGAGGAACAATTGCCATGGTAGGTGTATCGTAAATTACTTGAAGTTGATCCGCAGAATTATAACCTCCTGTTGTTGTATCCAATTGAAGTGTTAAAGTTTTTCCATTCGCATCCCATGTACCACCCAATCCCGATATGCTTTCTGCATAAAGAATATTGTTTGTTGTTTGATCTACAACAACCATCAACCTATTATTTGTAAAATTAGGAACAGCAGAGAAACTAAGTGTTTTTGTGCTGGGTGTAAAAACCGGATTTGTTGTTAAAACAGATTTCATTTCTTATATTATTTATATATTTAGCTGAATAAGACTGCGGATATAAATCCATATAAAGCACTATTGCTGTTTAAGTTAGTATATGCTGACTCATATTTGGAACTATTTGCATTAAGACTTGTATAAGCACTGTTTCCGCCCTGCCAGCTTGCACTATTAGCATTAACTGTGGTGTATGTTCCTGCTGAAAAGCTGCTTAATCCTGATGCCAAAGTGGTGGTTAAGTCATTATAACCTATCCTTGTTTCACTTATATTTCTATAACCAACAAGGAAATCTGTAGCTCCCAGACCGCTTATTTGCTGAAATGTTGCGAAAGTATCGTTGGCCATATTACATTCCCATTCCTCTTTGTTGTTGTTCCTTGTATATCACCTTTTCTTTTTCTATAATCTTGGGTTTTTCAACAATATGGTGTTTTTCAATAATTTTAGGTTCAACAAAGGTTTCAACAATATTTAGCTTAGTTTTTTCCAAATATTGATATAAAAGAACCAATGACAATGCCATAGGATCAAAAACAAAGATTAATACCAAAATAAAATAACGCACTGTTCGGTCCAAATCCAATCCCAATCCATCTGCAATAAACTTGAATGTCAAAATATCACTCTTTTTGGCTTGAGTTTGACGACTGTTTAATATCTGATTTTCCAAATCCAATATCTCTTTTTGAATAATATCATATTGTTGCATCAAATTTGAATATTCAGTATTTGCATTTTGAATTGCATCTGATGAAATCTGGATCATTTTGTCTTTTGTTTGTTGGGCTTTTTTATCGTTATAAACAATCTTTTCACCATCCCGATCTTTTCCTTCTACCATTGTGGTGCTTTTTACAGCATCATTCAAACGCAGTTCTTGTTCTTTTTTGCTATCATTTAATTTTTTAAGACGATCATCGTATTGAACAAGCATTTCCTTTTTCTTGCTTTTGATACTTTCCAGATTTATTATTTTTCCTTCATCAATACTATATTCTGCTTTACTGACAGTATAAGCTGAACTAAGAAATCCATAAATTCCAAGACTTGTAATAATTGAAAGAGCAACCACTCCTGCAAACAAGTACGTTTTTAAGAATTTGTTAAGATTTCCCCAAAGATTATGAAGTCCTACAGTTGCTGTAAACTTAGCTGCTTCAAGACCTAATCCCAAAATAATAATGCTTATAAACTGGCTTTTGAAAAGATGTGCCATTCCATAAACAGAAAAGAATGCAGCACTACCTGCAAGAATGAATATGCTTCCAAGAAGCGAAGGCTTGAACCAATTCTGCTTCACGAAAGGAATGTAATATCACCAGAAGAAGGAGCAGCTCCACCTGCTGTTACTCTTGCACCATTTGCATTGATGGGAAGAATACCAACAGGAACTGTTCCGAAACTTATCCATTGTCCTCCTATATAAAAATCATAAGCTTTGCTGGCTCCAACAAAAACATTGGCTCCTGCTGAAACCGGATCCAGAACAGTGTTTACAGTGATGGGAATAGCTTTTGTGAATCCCGCTGGAGTTGTTACAACGGCATATCGATTATAAACATATGGCTGAATGTCTATAAATGCAGGATTGGCACAAACGCTGGGGTTTAGTGACGAATTTAGTATATTTTGCTTGTAAGATGTTACAGGAGGAAAAGCAGTGCTACTTGCTAGCTCTTTAAACTTTCCTTCTTCAAACGTTTGGTAATATCTGACTACATTTGCTGGTAAATATGCCATGCAAATATTTAGTAAAAATGGCTTTAATTAATAAAACCATTTTTCAAATTATATACACTATTTCCTTCTTGGTCTGTTATTTCCAGGATTTCATCCGTATAACAATTTATTTTTTCAAAAATACTTTTGTGGGCTTCATGAGCATCCAACGCACTCACGTCTTGAGTATGAATCTGTTTCTTTTCATTGTTAATGATCTTTACAGTGTACTTTTCATTCATAAAACTATTTACAACCTTGTTTGAATTTTTAAAGCTGGGAAGGACGCTTAATATGTAATGTAAAATTCTCACAGCCAACACAATCTTCAATATTAAAGCAACGAAATCTTCCGTCATTTAGCTGAACAATAAACATAGGAGAATGGTCTAGACCATAATCAATCAATACTATTGCACGACCTTCACCATGTTCTTTGGCTTGAACCCATATTGGCGGTTCAAGCTGCAACAATGTTTGCCTCATTAGAAACTACCCAGATGTTCAATACCTGTTTTTTTATTTAATATATTATTTTCTGTCAGAATAAAATTGCCATATACATTTGTTTGCAAAATATTTTTATTTTGCAAATTAATACTGCGTCCCATGTTTTTATCAGCTATTGCTTCAATTATCAAACAAGGAGAAAAGCCATTTAAAAACATGCTATTACTTTTCCATTCATAAACATACCGATTTCCATGTACTTGCTTAAGGAAAAGAACAGGTCTTTTTTCACAAAATAGGCTTAAATAAGCATCAATTTTTGCAAAATTCTCTTGAATATGCCTATTTCCTGTATACAATGATGCAATATTTTTATAGTCCTGTGCAAGCTTCATCCTTATTATTTAGTAATATAAATATTATATAAAATGAGTTTAAAACTTTGTTTTACTCGTAGGTTCAACAGGTTACTAAGCGAACTTAAGATTGATGATGGTTTTTTAAGAAAAGAGATATTAAACCTTTTCAAAGGTATAAAGAAAAAAATACGTTCTAAACGATTATTTTTCGATACTCATGGCAACCTTAAGAATTCGTGTTATGTGCATTGTTTGATACGCATTCAAACATATTCAATTGATAATTGTCACTTTAATAAAAAGCGACGTAATTTTTTACGAGATCTACTGCATGAATTAAGGCATTTCCAACAACACATAATTTACCAAATGGATATGAATGAGTATAGCTTAAAAGACATGAATGAAATAACAAAAGAGTATTACAACAGCAAAATTGAAATCGATGCCAGAAAATACGAAAAACGTTACGTCAAAATTTATAAACGTCTCAGAAAACTTTACGGTTGATAAGGTAAAGAGTTCCAGGGATGCAAAAAAATAACCATCCCAGATCAAAAAGAAATCCGGCAATAAACAAACTCAACCAAAAACTAATGCATATATGGCAACCGTTTAGTTTTGCCAGCAATGGATATTTTAATGAAAGATAATCTTGCAAAGGAATTTTTGTAAAAATTTGAAAATGTTCCTGAATAGGACTTTTAAACCATATAACCAAAAGGGTTTCAACAATCAAACCCGCAAGAAAAATTGATTCAAGCAGCATTTTCCAAAACAAGATTTTTTTTGATTGCTTGAATAGTGTTGGTTCTTAAATTATTATGCATGCAAGGATAACATCCACCTTGCTTTTTCAAATTGGCATTGGCCGTGATATAATTGTTTCTTAACGATTGGCAATTCTGAATTTCACTTGGACAAGGTTCTTCCATAATGAAAAACTGGTTTATTATATTATATTCCCGAACAATATCCATAAACTTATAATCCAAAAGTGGCACTAAATGCGCTAGTCAAAGTGGTAAATGTCTGAGTTACTGGATTATATTTTTTAAATGCTATTGTATCAACATAAGCAT